CTGTCGTGCTTCTTTGCCCTTAATTGCCTTCTTCGTCAAGTTCTAACACCCCTATGATTTGCTCTGCGTCTATGATGTACTGTCCGTCAATCGGTGTATCAACACATCGGCCTACGAATATGACTGTATCTCCTTTGTTGAGTTGATCTTGTCCTTCGAGATGTTGAGAGAGGTTCAATATCTCACCTGTGAATACGCTTTGTTCTGCTTGTTTAATGACAAGTCCAGACTCTCGCTTCGCACGTTCAATCAATTCAATTAGCAAACTTGTTCCTATCGGTCTTACTCTCATAGCCATTCCCTCGTATCGTTCATTGTTTCTTTTTGTATCTGTGAAATTGACTCTATCCTCGAAGGGATAAGTGAGGCATATTCTTCATTGAGTTCACATAGGATGGCGTTTCGACCATGTTTGATAGCCACACCTGCAGTAGTACCAGAACCGCCAAACGGATCAAGGACAACGCCACCATGAGGACAACCTGCAAGGATGCAAGGTTCGATGAGGTCTGGTGGATATACTGCGAAGTGAGCTTCTGGGTATGGCTTAGGAGATACCCACCACACATCACGCTTATTCCTCCCGTTAGCAGCTATTTGTTGAAGAGTTGATTCTTTAGCGAACATTTGATTTGATTCTGGCTTACCCATTCTCGCTTCTTGGGTGTGCTTATTGCTCGGCACGACTGTTGATCCACGCTCAATACGACGCTCCATGTGGTGTCCGATAGGCTCTTTGATGGCTAAGTGGTCGAAGAAATACTTCTCGCTCTTAGCAAACAAGAATATGTATTCGTGGCTTTTGGTGCAACGATCTTTAACGGGTTCGGGCATACATGACGGCTTCGCCCAGATAATGTCCTGTCGTAGCCACCATCCAGCTTCTTGCAGAGCGAATGCAGTTCTCCAGGGTATGCCGACCATATCCTTACGCTTGAGTCCGTCGATCTTCTTATTGACTGCGAAGACCTGTCCGTTCCTCCCTTCTGGGTGCTTCTTGTCTTTCATTTCAGTTCCTTTATGTCCTGTGCCACAGTATGAATCACCGAGGTTTAGCCACAATGTTCCTTGAGGTTTGAGTATTCGTCGGACTTCTTCAAAGATCAACACCATGTTCTTGACATATTGTTGAGGTGTCGGTTCAAGCCCAAGCTGCCCGAACCAAGCATCACACTTGGTACAGAATGCTTGTTCCTGTGGAGTCCAATAAGCAGACTTGAGTTGTAGTGAGTTGTCATTGTTTCGAGTGTTCTCGCTCGGCCTGGTGAATCCCTCCCATTCGCATACGCAGTTTGGATCACCGCCCCACTTCATGCCGTTGCCTCCGTAGTCCCTAAGACCCCAATATGGAGGGCTGGTCACGCAACAATCAACGGACTCGTCTGGGAGCTCCTTCAACGTATCAAAACAATTCCCTATGTGGACTTCGTATGACATTACAACCACCCTAATTCTTGTTGTTGGGGTGCTTCTGTCCGAGGAATGCGATTGACAAGCTCAATACCTTCACCAATCCATCTCATGACAGGAACGGCCATCGAATTACCCATAGCCTTGAATCTATGACTGTCGGGACACTTCTCTTTGGGCTTACCTTTCCAGGGTATTTGAGTCCAATTATCGGGGAATCCTTGCAGTCTTTCGCATTCGATAGGTGTTAGCCTACGAACTACGAGATTATGATCCATAATTGCATGACGGTCATTTTTAGTGAGAGTATTCGCAGGGTCGCCTTCGTTGCCTACGCCCAAACCGTTGCCTTTCCCTATGGACTTCTCGCCATTAAGACCAGACCACCTGGTAGCTTGGTCGTGAATAGGAATTGGTTCTTGCGCTACTGCTGGTGAAGTTGGTACTAAGCCGTTAGCTTTGAGAGTCGGTGATACGCCTTCATAGACGACTGCGTTCTGTCCGAATGTATGGTCGAAGCAAATGTTGTTTTTCTGTGCCACCAAAGGAACATTACCGCCACCTGTGCCGTATTTAGCAGTCATTGTAGGGGCTACATCAACCTCCTTTATCCGTGAGTCAGCTGCATGATTCTCGAACATGACTGCTGGAGCTCCATGACCTTGAGCTGTTCGTAAAGCACAATGCACGTCGCCTGTTTCTTCTTGATTAAATAAATCAATAGCGACAGGAATGATGTTGCCTCCATTCTGTGAACCAAGTTGCACATCAGCACCTTTCATCCACTTTGCTGCTACGGTGTCTGCTACTTCTGGAACTAAAGCTGCATGAGTATCAATCGTTTGGTTGCCGTAGCCTCCCCTGTGGTAAATCTCTGTTGTCAAAGCACCAGCAGGTTGAGGATCGAGAATGGTATTCATTCCTCTTCGTCGGCTACTCTCACCAACGCTGCTTCGAGCATCGGTGGTAGCTTCTTTTCCCTTCGTCGGGCGCGTCGGAGGATTCCCCGACAAGCCCTCTGGCTCAAATAGAACCGCTGCGGAACGTCGCCAATCTCCATCAATATGTCCGACAACAAACACCCTTCTGCGTCTTTGGGGAACTCCGAAGTATTGAGCGTCAAAAATCCTGTAAGCGCACCCATACCCGATGTTCTCCACTTCTCGGAGGAAGGCAGCAAAATCCCTTCCATTGTCCGATGACAGGAGGCCAGCGACATTCTCGAAGATGAACCATGTTGGCTGAATCTCTTCAACAATTCGTAAGAAGTGGAGGGCAAGGTTGCCACGTGGATCATCCAATCCAAGTCTTCGCCCTGCAACCGAGAAGCTTTGACAGGGTGAGCCTCCAACAATAAGTTCGCATTTTCCTTTGTACTGTTTCCAATCATGTTTCGTTACATCTCCTACATTTGGTACATGGGGGAATTGATACTTGAGAACTGCGCTTGGAAACTCATCGAACTCTGCAAACACTTGGGCTTGCCAATTCTTCATGTGATACCAAGCGACAGAACAAGCTTCAACCCCAGAAAAGAGGCTGATATACCGAATCTCTTCGCCCATACTTTCACCCATAAAGAACACCCATATAAATGTCCTTACAAATCAAAGCCATTCGGCCTGGGGTTTCTTTGTGAGCACGATCTCGCCATCATCAAAGGTCAAATCCATATCAACCCAATGTGCTATTCTTGCAGTAGCGATTTCAACATACTCGGCACTAAGCTCAAGCCCAATGAACTCGAAACCAAGACGAAGGGCAGCTATACCTGTCGTTCCAGAACCCATGAATGGATCAAGAATTGTTCCTCCAGGTGGGGTGATAAGTCGGCATAGATACTCCATAAGAGCAATAGGTTTCACCGTTGGGTGAAAGTTCTTCTTGAGATTGCTACGCTCATTACCTGCGCCTGTGAGCATCTTGCCTCCCTCAAGTGAGCTTTGGTTGCGCCCCATCTCTTGACTTTCAAGCTCTCCGCATCCAGCATCACGTTCAGCTTTGCTGGCTTTAGCGCAGTAAAAGAATCGTGCAGCTGAACCACTATCACCGAATCCTGTCATTGGTGTACCAGGTGGTCGGCTTTCTGCATGATAAGCAGTACCGTCGTTGCCTTTATTCTTGATACCTGGCTCTCCGCTTTTGGTGTGAGGAAAGCCTTCGAGAACTTCTTCTGATCCATCGTGCAAGACATTAGCAGGGAAACGACCAACAGTTATCTCACCATCGAAGTCCTTCTTGAGTCCACTTTCAAACACAGTCGTTTCGTGTACGGCAGCTTCACGCCCGTTCTTAGAAGTGTCTTGAACTATGTCTCCAACCCTTGATTCTTTGATATTCAAAGCACCTGTACCATGCTCAAGCACGTTCTCTGTCACCGTTCCTTCAACGGGTTTTCGAGCAAGAACGATAGGTATGTGATTGATTTCTTTTTCTTCTTCGCTGAACTGTGCATTTTTGAAAAATCGTGATGCTGAACCGCTATCGTCAAAGCCTCTCTCTGTATCAAAATTAGGATCGCCATCTCCGAAAACATTTGAGTCATTGAAACCCACACCACGATTGCTCTTAGCAGAGTTCGTATCGGGGAATCCCTCTGTCACTTCATCCGAACCATCGTGAATTACATTAGCAGGGAAGCGACCTTGTGGTGAAGGACCAGCTCCTCTCTCACCTGCCCTATCTCCAGAAAAGTGCAAATCCGTAGTCGGACTATCGAATGTCTTTCTTTCAATATCTGGGTCATCATGCTCAATGCGGGTTTCATCAATGTTCAACCCACCTGTTCCGTGAGATAGAACATTCTCCGTGATAGTGCCTTCTATTGGCTTTCTCGCAAGCACGATAGGCTCATGAGCTGGCTTGAGAGCAGTTCCCCAACCATCCCATTGTTGAGCCTCTGCTGATGCTGGCTTGTTGCTCATGGTTTCATGATAGCCAAGTTCTCTTGCTTTGTTCTGCCAGGGTCGCTCATTCTGTCCGTCTTTCATCATCAATTGTTGATTTGAATAAGGCATCCGAATCATCTCACGTTCAGCTCCAAGTTTCTTGTCAATGGACTTTGAAATGTTTAGCGACTTAGGGAATCCTGATCCATAGAGCCACATAATTTGATCTCGGATTTCAAACCCTGCATCCTCAATGTTGATAGCCATACGGTGATAAGTTCGAGAGCCAGCGAATGCGAGTAGGTGTCCTCCAGGTTTTAGAACCCTCAAAGCTTCAACCCATATCGCTACTGAAGGCACATCATAATCCCACTTCTTACCCATGAAAGCAAGTCCATACGGAGGATCGGTCACGACTGAATCAACCGAGTTCGTTTCCATTTCTTTCATAGCATCTAAGCAATTTGCATTTACGATTACAACCATTCTGTATCACCTAATCCGTTCATTGAATTGATAATTTCTTGAGGCGACCAATTCACCACCTCGTATAGCGACATGACCTTCTTCACGATGAAGCGTTCAACCATAGTGCGATAGCCGATCTTAGTTATGCCTTGAATCTCGGACACATCATCGAAAGCAATATACTGTCCTTGCTCATTGATTGCTACGTTGAAGTAGTCGCCCGATTTGTAGCCCTTGCCTAAGTGTTTGTTAGCCCATGCTGCACCTGCAGACGGTCCAGAAAGAGTATCGTATTTGTCAAGGTTCTTCTTGAGCTTGCCTCGCATGAAAAGCTGGTCGCCATCCATCTCACCTGCAAGAGTAGCGTTGATTATGTCAATGAGCAAATCATCAATCTCTTGCTTGTCTTGCCCTTGTAGCATACCATCAAGTGTCATTTTCATAGCGTTCTTCATGACAGTAGGCATTCGTGCTTGAATCAATTCTAAGCCCTTGAGGTAAGTCTGTGGCTCATGGTGTGATCCATCAGTCCACGATACCCTGCAAGCGTAGCGATTCTTCGCCTTGATGAAGAATGCACTACACCACTTCTCGAACTCTGTTTCGATTGGGTACATACGCTCATTGATCTTGACGATGAGTTCTTGTCCTATCTCTGGACTCTCCACATCAACAAACACCGAATCGGTGTGGCCGTAGCGACAGGTATGCCCGTATTCTTCGCATATATCTCGAAGTTCAAACAAGGTTTGGCGTGAAGTGTAGGTGATAGCTGCAGCTATCTCTGGGTGGTACATACCGAACTTTGAATCTCCGCATATGCCGTACAGAGATGCAACCAAAGACTTCATCGCGTGTTGCATAGCATCCCATGTGGACTTGTTCTTTGGATCAGACTTCATGAGAGCCTTGTATTCATTCCTTTGATTCGTGAGCTTATCCATCGTGCGAACAAGCAAACCCTTCTTGCCCTGCAAGAATCGTGAGCCGTTGCCACAGTCCTCACCGTCTGGGCTTAGGGTGTCCCATGAGATGTTGAACTTCGATGCGTTGCTATGGTACATGGCCTTAATATCCATGATACCTATGTTTGGGTGAATCCCAGGCTCTGGCTCTTGAATATCCGCACCAGGATAATCCACTTTGCCGAATTGAGGTTTGCTCGGCAGTCTCTCATCAAGTTCCTCATCCTTCAAGAATAGGCTCGTAGCCAGCTTGGTCACATGGGGCGTATCTCGAAAGCGGATTTGACAGGCATGAGATAATGAGATAAAGTGTTCGCTCACGTTAAGCAGAGCGTCAAGGCGAGGCATGAGTTCAACATCAACCAAGTTATAATCAAGGTATGTGCCTATGTCGGTGTAGTAGGTATCGTGGCCGTCTGGGAGCTCCACCTTGCGCTCTTTCAATGCCTCCCATGCTACATTGTCAAGCTTTTTTGAAGCCATCTGTCCGTGTTTCAAGACCCATAACTTCTCGAATGCAGTCATGAGGTCAAGACAAGCAACACCTGGTATAGGCTGATCCCAATCCATGTACTCAAAGCGGTGCTTCTTGTAGGGCGACAGGTCGCCAGGGTTTAGACCACAGGCTTTCATGCGTTGAGCAATCTGCTTTATGTCAGCCCATTGTAAAGCCCAACCAATTATCATGTCTGGATCAAGCCTTCGCAGGTATTGGCTGAAGTGCTTGAGAAGATCGTGCTCGTTGTTAAATGCAAGTAGCTGCGGGTGATAATCAACATGAGTCTTGCCTTCTGGGTGATTCTTACATTCGATGCGTTGGTGCATCCCTGCTGGTATCTCTTCGTGCTGAACCCATTGGTACATCTTCTTGTCGTATGAATCATAGATAGCAAGGATAGTGATTTCACCAGACTCGGTTTTCCACTCGCCATCAAGGTACAACTTGCGCCATTTGTATTGAGGGATGGGGTGCTTACGATCTGCAAGAACCCTGTTGGGGAACGGTATGTTGGCCTCCCACGTCTTGATGTGGTTATCCTTAACGAACTGCTTCATGTCGTATGGGTCGCCAAAGGTGAGCTTGACAAGCTCCTCACCGTATAGTCCTTCAAATCCAGACTGTGCGTTAATCCATTGTTTAGGGATGCGTTGAGAGTCTTCGACTGTGATAAAGCAGTAGGGTATGGTGTCTTTGACCTTTTGCACGATGCGTTGGTTGGTCTGCGGATCACGATAACGAAGTCCTACGGTTCTCCCTCGAAGTTGGTCGGCCAGCATACTTACACCCAACAAGAACCGCATTATAAGGGTAATTGTCAGTCTGCTTTTCTGCCCCTGGATCGTGCTTGAATGTTATGTTGGCGAAGCCAATACTGAATCGTCATAGAGCTTACACCGCATTCTTTCGATATGTCGGCAAGAGTTCGGCCATTGGCTATGTAAGCAGCGAACAACCATTCTGGGTCTTGATACAAAGGCTCTGCTGGTTGAAGACCGTATTTAGCTAAAAGGAACACATCGGCCTGGCAGTTGGGGCAAGACTGAACGATCCTTGACTCGCTCATTGGGATTTCTAATTGCTTACTGAACTCAACGTGAGTTCCGCAGCTGGGGCATGATACTCGCATGATAATCCCCATTAGAATGATTCATATAAACATACGCGCTAACGCATAACTTTTTTCTTGCTAAACCCAGAGTCTTTCTTTTCACATTCGAGACAAAGCATACGCCCTGTCCCTTCTTGATGAAAGAGTAATGCGCTACGCTTACCGCAGCAGTCGCAACGATCTCCAGGTCTGTCGGTGAAAGCACGTTGAGGCATCGTTCTCACATGAGGATGGAGGCTTGGAATACATAACCATCTCCCCACGCGTCAAGGATTAGGCGAATGCCTTGACCCTCTGGCCTAAAGTCAATGAAGTGTAGTCGAATCTCACCATCAAGGTTCTTCAAGACATTCTCAAGACCACCCTCGAAGGTAGCCTCCCATGCGTCAATGTCCTCACCTGTGGCGATTTCAAAGCTGGTCGTAGTCAATCCCTTGAGTTCGTCGCCCGTTGATACTGTGATAACATCATCAGCGTATGAAAGAGCATAGCGGTTGAGCTTCTGTCCGTTCATGTTGTCGCAACGGAAAGCCTCGAAGAGTTCTGTTGAGTTGATAGCCCAAGACATGAATGCCTTGCGTTCTGATCCATCACGCAGCTTGTATGCGCCATCCTGGTCAATCTGCCCTGCAAGTCCGAGGGACTTGCTATGCCACTCACCGATTGTTTCTGTCGAATGAGGGAAAGCCAAACCGCCTTCGTCGCTGATGATTGTCGTTTGCTTTGACCCAGACTTAACTCGGAGCTTTGATCCATCAACAATCAACGTCAAATCGCTGCCGTGAAACTTGAGCACACCGAGTAGTCTGTCAATGTCTGGTACTGCAATTTGTCCTGTCCCTTCAGCGGGAATGCCGAAGTGTGAAAGTGAAGTCTTACCATCTCGAACCAGAGAGGTTGTCGTGCAACGCTCACCATTGAAGTCAAGGATGCAAGCAATAACTTGAGCCTGTGGCTTACCTGCTACAACCTGTGGTCGCTTCGTTAGTTCGAGTAGTCTTTGGAGTCCTGTGTTTGATACTGTCATTGTCATTCTTCATCACCTTTGTTTTAATTTTAAGCAAGCCTTACAGTTCGGCTTGGAATGTGTAAAGTGAAGCCTGTCCTTGTGAATAGGAGCGAAGCCTCGGCATGGGATCAGATAGTAGTCGCCTTGTAGGTGTTCAACTCTGTGGATTTTACCACCGTTAGTCATCGAAGCGTAAAGCTGCTTCTGTGTCTGGATAGTCAAACAGGCCACCACCAATCGGATAAGGAGTCTTTGTACTTGTCAGCAAGCTTTTGAGCCATGTCATGACAACCCTTTTCGATTTTCATTAGGCGGTCTAACTTGCCCTGTATCTCATCAAGCTCTCCTTCGAGAATCTCAATTTTCTTCAAGAGGTCTTGATTGGTCGGTGTTTCATCAGCCATGTGGATCACCAACGTAGTTCTTCAATACCTGTGAACTCAACCTTTCCGCCCTGGACTCGCAGAACGACTCGCTCTTGACCGACAAGCTCCATGCCTTTGCCCTTGATTTCTTCAATTTTGGCTTTGACAACCCACTCGTCGTCAGCCAGAGACTTGTCTGCATAGACACCTGCGCTCGAATCTGCTTTCTTTTGATAGCGACCCATGAATAGCTGCTGGCTCGCCAAGCGTTGCGTACCTTCGACCCAATCTGGTTTCTCGCCGATCTTCATCAGTCCCTTTTGACCGTTGCCGAGGTCAGCGTACTGCTTGTTGTCCTTGAGATGGAATGTGAAATACACCTTGTTGATAGGCAGCGCATGAAGGCGGGTGATAACGTCTTTGAACAGGCGGTTGCGTTCTCGCCATTCCTTCTGGTTGAATCCGTCGCCTTCTTCTTTGATAACGCCCTTGCGTAGCAGAGATTCAGTCATAGCGAACTCGCACCACTTCATGAATGTCGATCCACCATCGAATATGACTGCTGAATGAGCTTCTGGGTTTTCCTTCAGCTCCTCGGCCATGAGGTTCACGAACATAACCACCTTGTCAATCAAGGCGTTGTAGTTCACGCTCATGTCGTCGTTGAACAGAGAGTCGTCGGTGTCGTCAAGGATTGGGAGGATCAGAATGTCCTCGTTGCCTGGGTAAGTGTGATTGACGGTTTCCGATGCGGAGTTGTCAATGTCGAAAATTATTGTTTTCTTGCCTTCTTCGTAGCCAAAGAACAAAGCCGTTCCTGTCTTGACGGTGTTTTCTTTGCCGACAATGAACATTCGTTGTTGAGGAACTGCATGAGTCCTCTTGTTGAAGAGGTTTCGATAGTAGTCTTTGTCATAGACGTTCGAGTGAACTTCTGCTGGTGCTTGTGTACCTGCGGAGGCAGCTTTGCCTCCGTTGCCTCCCCACGCACTCATCAAGCATCCCATCCTGTGTTAGCTTCTTCTGGAGCTTCTTCGGCAGGGGCAGCAGAAGCGATTGAATCACAGACCCACCATGCGGTTGAGTCAAGACGTGCTTCATCATCACGGCTCATCCATGCACGACCAACAATGACAATCTCTGATCCAACGCCAAAGTCCATGCGGTATTCGTGCTCTGCAGGGACATACACATCAACAGACGGTGCGGTTGAGGTAATGTCAAGGTCGCCAACGGTAATGATGTAGCCACCCTTCTCGCGAGGGTCAATGTGAACGACTTCACCGTGAACGGCACAGAGTTTGTCCCACTTTTGGTCGGTTTCAGCCCACTTGCCGATGTGCTCTGGGATGAGGTCGAAAGAAGGTAAGAAGTCTCCTTGAGGCCAAACGCCTTCAACGAGATCAAGAACAAGTCCAGACGGTCCAGACTCACCGATAGCGAATGGTGGCGCAGCGAATTGGGTTGCGATTGAATCATCAACAACGAACTTCGTGACATTGGGCTTGGCGTAGCCTACACCGTTGCGACCCATACGAACAGGCAAACGCCCTGGTACGAAGGTTGGCTGATTCTCAAGAGCAAGATCGCCCTCGAACTTGACGGTGATGAGTTCAACATCTCCTGATCCACGCTTGCCTAAGAACAGACATTCACGGACAGGTTCGGAAAGCTTTCGAGCACGACCATAGCGAGGGTTTGAATCACCGCTTGCGAAGGTCGGCATGGTGTTGTTCTCAATGATTTGAAACCATGTCGTAGCATCAAGCTCTTGCACGAACTTCGGCAGAGCGTGAAGGATAACTTCGCTGGTTTCTTCTTCAAGAGAAGAGAGTTTGAAAGTTGGATTGATTGTATGTGTGTATGAACCATCCAGGTTGTCTTGAATCAAGGTGATTCGACCTTGAGCGACAAGTGCGGTTCGTGCAGCTTCATCCAGAGTGTTGAGGGTGTTCTTCATTTTGGCGTAGCCAGACTTTGCGAAGTCCTTGTATCGTGGAGCTGAAACGAACATTCCTGTGAGAACTTCTGCGCCACTACGAGAGAGGCGTTGAGCTTCTGCTTTGAGTTGGCGACCTGCTACACGGATAGCCAAAACGGTACAGTCGTCTTCGGACTTACCAGCGTTGATCCACGCACCTTTGTTCTCCGTAAGAACCTCTTCGATTCTTGTATTCAAGGTGTCAAGACTGACACCGACATTCTTTGCTACTGTTTCTTTAAGTTCCGACATATTCTTTGTCTCCCGTTGTAATCCCTCCGACGAAGAACCCCCTTATAATAGTTCTTCTAAAAGAGCATCATTCCTTGAAGTCTGGGTGTCGGAACTCATCTCGGAGTTCTTCGGCCAGCTCTTGCATGATGTGGGTTTCGACGTGGGAATGGGAATAGGCTTGCACCAAAGAAGCTGGTCCTATGATAGCCCAATCGCACATATCACAAGTACCTTTGACGATCTTCTCGTTGAATAGTACAATATCATTCAATCGAAGGACAGGGGCAATATCACCGACTTCATACCTGGTTCCGTCTGGACTAACCCAATAGTCTTCGGGACCAGCAATCATTCGGACAACAACCTGCAGAAGTTATGTGCAACAATCAATGGATCAACGCCCATGAGAATATCACGCTCGCTCATGATAGCTGCGTCAAGTACCTTCACTTTGGCTTTTTGCCCTGCTGGTGAATCCATAGCGTAAAGAAATACTTCTCGAATACGCTCTCTGGTAAGGGCAGGTCGGTTATCAATCAAAGCTGATACGGCTTCTTGTATCACCTTCTCATTCATGCAAAGACGAATGACAACATCAGCATTGAAACCAGACGACTCAAGCTCTGCTATGAACTTACGAAGTGATTTAGGCTCAAGGTATGCTGCCTTTTGCAGAGCACCGATAGAGTTTCTAAGATCGCCACGATGTTTCTTTGCTATCACCTTGATAGCATGAGCATCAACTTCAACACCCTCATAGGATGCAATCAAAGAAAGACGATGCTCAACAAGCTCCGCAGGGATAGGCTCGAAGGTTCGTACTTGACACCGTGATTGAAGCCAGGGCGACACCTTGCTTATGTCGTTGCACGTTAGGATGAAGTAGCCTTGAGCATCCTCAATGACTCCTTTCAATGCGTCTTGAGCCTGTGGTGTGAGACGATCTGCCTCATCCAAAAAGAAAATTGTTTCCCATTGACCGATACGAGACATAGGGATGATGTACTCTTCAATGAACTCAATGCCTCTGGTCTTCTTCGATGATGCGTTGAACTTATGCAGTTGCCAGCCTAATGTATCAGCGATGATGTGAGCAAGCGTAGTCTTACCTGTCCCAGGCTCGGATGAACTGAATAGGAAATGTTGCATAGGTGCTTTGCCTTCAAGGATCAGACGAATCTCTTCGACTATCTCTTCTTGACCTTGAAATGCGTCAATGGCTCTCGGCCTGTGCTTCTCCCACCATATCTCTTTCATCTTTTCAACTCCTTATCCCAAGCTGCATGGGGGTCGCCCATGAATTGAGCTGTCCGTGAAGAGTTCTTACAATGACCGCATACTTCGTGGCCGTCGCTTTCCTTCGAGTTAAGGAGCTCCCAGACTTTGCTTATGTCTTGTTCGCAAGCGGTCATGAGCAAAGAGTATTGTCCGTAGGTCATAGGTGTAGCAGGGCTGCCGTCAATTGCTACTCGCCCGTTGCCTATGACACCGCCACCGATGATCCATTTAGCTTTGAAAGGCTTGACACCTCTCTCGTTTCGGGCAGGTGTGCAACGTGAACAGTTCCCATCCTTACGGGATGGCATCATCTCAAGTCCTCCACGAAAAGCAGTCAAAGTATCACCACTCTTCGTAGTCCTCTGGCTCACGGTCTGCGTATGCAGCTTCTCTTGCGTCGGCTATCATGTCCTGTTCCTTCTCCCATTGAATCTCTGCTCGAATGTCATAACCAATCAATTCATTGGCTCTCTTTTCGTCGCATACTTCAACGATGTAGGCCAGGAGCTTGTAAGGTGCATAGCGTTCAATCACTACGAACTTATCCTGTTCGGCTTTGAATACTCTCATACCGCTTCGGGTGTCCTCATGCACAACACTCTCATGTTGTCGGGGCGTATCTCGAAGGTCAATAACCCATTGGGGCAGTTCCTTAATGTCGATCTGTTCTCTAAATCCTATCTCTGGTATCATCTGTATTCCTTTCCGTATAGCATTCGCATCTCTTCGGTATGCCAATTGTTTGCTTCTTCGAGCTGAAGGTCATGTAAAATCTGCTCTCGCTCTTGATGAGTCATGGGTGGCTGCGGCTTGGGGTGCATTCCTGATCCACCACAATGAGGGCAACCAGAGGCACAACACTTACGTTGGATGGGAGTTGAACAGAAGTCGCACTTCAAGACAAAGTTCGACGGTTTGCCGTTCTCATCCCTGGTAGTAGCGACCTTATGTGTGTCATGAATAGTACGCCAACATTGACAGTCGTTGCACTTTCCAACCCATTCCGCAGCCATACCATGCCGTATGCGCTGACCCTTATAATGATTCTTACAAACGCTTACAGAACAGGCAGGTTTCTTCACCGTCTGGTATCAAACGAATGAGCTTGCATTCAGTACATCGGCAAGTCCGTTCTTTCAAAGCTGGCGGGAGGTGTGAGTATGGGGTTGTAAGCTCCACATCGTCAAGCGAATGGATCACTTGTCTGTTAATATCGTAAAGTGTTTGATGCTCCCAACCGTTATGCGTTTGTACTTTCGTCGATCCAACAACCTCAACCTGCAAAGTGCGTGAGAGCAGAGCAGTTATGCGTTGTTGAGAAGGTACAACTCGAATCCCTCCCGAAGCTTGGAGAGCATCACGAAGGGAGATAACAGTCATTGGTCCTTGATGAAACAAAAGGTCAATAGCAGCACCGCGTATTCTGGTGTTGTTCGACCCCATTCAATAATGCCTATCATAAAAGGTAAATCAATGTTCGGACTATTTAGGGGTTTCCCATGCTCATTCCAACGGCCATGTCTGCTGACGAAGCTGCATCATCCCCACCTGTCCAGACTCGGATAGACTCACCATCTTTGACGGGGATGTAGTGAGTATTGTTGTTGATGTACGCATTAGCAGTACGGTAAGCAATCATTTGTTGCTTAATCACGCCAGCGATAGGAAACCAAAGGACTGCAAACATGAGCAAGATACCTATGTCACCACTTAAACATGAGAGAGTCAATCCTATTCCTGTGATCCAATTCGTCAAAGCCAATCTAACACCGCCTGTTTTGTTTTCTTAACGCCCTTCGGGAGAGCTTGAATATCAACGGTACGAACTTTGTTTGCTACGTCTGGTGCTAATCGAATGAGGTCTTCTGTATATAGATCGGACAAGCGAAAGCCATGAGGCACTTCGTAGTCCTCCTTCTTCGGCTTGAGTCTGCGACTCGGTTTGTTGGGGTTGATTGAGTAAGTAAAGACTGCGTGAGCGTACTCATCGGGCAAGGTGAACGATACCTTAGCGAGCCTTCGAGCAGTTGTTATGTCGTCTGGATGAGCGTTGCGCCATACTGCTAAGGCAAGAGGCACAGGCAATTGACGAATTAGCTTTGAAGCTGCCTTTCTATCACGCCAGCGCATCATAGCACCGATGGCTGGTTGTATTGGATCAGGCCTGGCTTTGAGAGAGTCATGCACCACTACGAAGTCCTCCGACTTCTTGGTGAGCTTCGGCTTCTTGTCAAGCACGATAACAAGACGATACGCTACAATGCTCGCCCATTCGAGTATGTCTTCTTCGGTGAACTTGCGAGTATGCAGAATGTAGGTCGTTCCAGGAGCTGAAGGAATGCAAGTCATTTCACGGTGCATAACGATGTAGTCTCCTACTCGGAACTCCGAATCATCACCTGCGAGGATCACTATACCCATTCAGCAAGCCTCCAGACTTTGACGTAGTAGTAGCAAGGTGCAGGTAAGTATTCATCACCAATATGCAAGAACTCTGGCATCTTGCCGAGAAGGTTGTTGCATCTCCCTTTGGTGCATCCGTAAGGCAACCCAGATCGTTTCCTATCGTTGAGGTATTCGTGAATGGTCGGTGTTGATGCTTCGCCTTCTTCTCGAAGGAACTTTATGATTGCAGTCGAAGTCCTTATCTGCCTGTTTCCGAGAACTCGTTTTGGCACTTTATCATCCCCAGGGGTCGTCGGCATAGATGTGATTTCGCAGTCTGTTATATTGATGTGCCGATAATCCCCAGACTTCACGAATCACTTTGGCTTGGATAATATAAACACCATGAATCCAACGCAGACCTTCTGCGGTGATAGCACAATACAAACCATCTTCTTTCATGGCTTTGATTAAACGAGGGAACTCCGACTCTTTGATGGGTCGGTTTCCTAAGACTCTCTGTGATCCACTACGCCATACCTTCATTTCAAACACCACTCCTGGTTGCTCTTACTGCCTCTCTTGCCGAACTCTGGCGACATTGACAACATACTACACATGGCTGGCTTTGATGGACCACGTCTAAACGCCCCTTTCAAAAAGGTATAGACTTGATCCGTAGTGTACCACGAATCCCTTTTCATCCATTCTATTGTTGCCTTACGGAACTTAGGGAGTATGCCGTCTTTACCCATGTTCAGTCCTCCATTTCTATGATGTGTGTTGGTGTTTTGAGCGTAGCCATTTGTAGTTCGATTTGATTCAGCAAGTGAGGTTGAGAACCCAAGACATTGACGAGGATGCGAGCCATAGCTGCCTCTCGCTGGTCTTGTAAGAACAGTTGAGAATCAACACCAATCTCCTTCTTCAGCGTACCAACCAGCTTCAAGGACTTGTTGCACTCACTTACCAGACGGGTTGCATTCTGTACCCATTCGCCTGTGATTCCCTCCATGTCCTTCTGATCTTCGAGTTCGTCAAGCCATCCCATCATACGTTGAAGCAACGACTCTGCGGTGTTAAGCGTATCAATTGATTCAGTCCTTACCGCTTCAATATGTGCAGCTTCTTCTGGTGTGTAGTCCAGGTGTAAGTCCATGTGCTCGGCTACTGTGCCGACAGGCCAACCTTGTTTTGTTTCGACATGGGTATGAGTTATCTCACCACGATGTAGCCTCATCTCAAGGCTACGCTTTAGTCGATCTTCAAGCTCACAGAAAGGACAGTCGTTCATTGTTCAAACACCCCATGTAATATCACGCAAGGAATAGGAAATCTCTTGCTGGATTGTATCAGTATGCTGCGTTCTATATTTCTTTCATTGATGTACTCATCAAGCAATCGAAGCATTGAACCTAACTTTGACCTGGTATCGGGAAAGAATTGTATTGTAAGTCCTAACTCACTTGCTTTAGGGTGGACTACAATTGAACCGTATTCGCTAAAGTCAATCATCTGATCCACCCCATGCTAAAGGCTGGCGTTCTTCACCGATCTTGAATGCACCGATACGACAGATGATACCCTTACGACCACGACCTGTCTTCTCTGGCTTATACTCCATGTACCAATCTTGAGGTTCAAGGTTCTCATCAACCCAACGCTTTGCAGCTTGATAATCACCATTGGTTATCATGCGTGAAATCTCTTTGAGTAGGTTGCTCTTGCTTAGGTCTTGACCCCAATAGGTGTCCTTGATGAGTCGAAGGTTCGCATCCATGACGTTGCGCCTCATGCGTAGCGAATCGTTAAGCATAGCCTCAAGCTTTTGCGACCACGCCACATGGAGAACCCCACCTTGCCATTGAGGTTGCATCATAGCGAATCCGATAGCAAGGCGACGGAACAGATCAGACTCAAAGTTTCTTACTGCAGGTTGTTGAATCCATTCGTCTAACTCATCATCGAATATCACACCGCTAATCGGCTTCTCCATCACGTCTTGTTGTCGCTTGAGTAGCCATTCTTTGATAATCATAGCCCTTCGAGCGAGGTCAGCCCTCTCGTCGGACTTCATTCGTGCCTGTGCTGATTGAGCTTTTTTGTAGGCAAGTTCCTTCTCTTTGCTCATGCCAATTTGAATGATGAAGAAGCGACGGTCAAGACCAGACTCAAGCTCCAGACGAGCAGGTTGTGTACCTCCCCAGATCGTGTAGCGAGTATTGTAGGAAACCCAACCATTACGCATGACTTTACGGAAACGCCCAGAGTCAGTAGTGGTAAGCAAGCCGTTCACCATGTCTGTCGAATGGTCTTTACGGTTGCTGATCCACAAGCTGCTCATCTCTTCAAATGCGAGGAAACCACCACACATCTCTCTTGCCAGGGGTCGGCCAACAATGATGCCGTCTTCATCAACAGAGCCAAACATACCAGCCTCGGTGATAGATGCTGGTCCCATCATGGTGTTGAGTCCTACGCCAGCATGAGCCTGGGATGAATGAAGAAGTCCTGTTCCTTCAGCGAGGAACAAATCAATGAGAGCGTTCTTACCCGAACCCTTCTCACCCTCCATGAGAATGTGAATCCTGGTGTCTGGTATGTGAGACATTGGGGTATAGAACGGCATTCGATTATGTCGAAGAGGGCAAAGGTCAATGGTGAAATGAGCTTCTGGGTCTGCTGGATCAAAGTCGCAGCGAGCACATTTGTTTGACGTATTGAATAGGTGTGCGCCAATAGAGCAGACAAAGATAGGTACTTTGTCCTCAATATCAACATAGTGATTGTCAAGTGCGAACTCTGTTATCGCTCGAATAATGTTCATGGTCGGTTGCCTCCGTTCATCGGAGATACAACCACTTGATAAGGATTCTTACAATTGCCCTTACATTTGTTAGCATTGATATATCGCACACTACTATGGGAATATGTCCGAGTAGATCGAACAAGCTGATTTATTCTTTTTCTTCTTTCAGTATTCCCAGAAAGAATAAATTGCAGAGCAGTAGCGCGGTTTCGACTAATTGTTTTATTTCGTGTATAGGTGTTAGTAGTTATACTGTTAATAGATAGATAAGGGAGAGATAGGTGAGTCCACACCTTAACATCTCTTTGAAGAAATAAAAGAATTAGTTGATCCATAGCGCAGCACCTCGGTTTTATTCTTTCAATGAGAACTGAAAGAATTAGAAACAATTAACCTTCATGCCCTCGCATGAATAACTCGAACTCTTTCATCATCCTCTCGGAGCTCCTGTCATACACCCAATTCTGCTTTACTGAAGGGGGGTACAGGCGACCTTCTGCCTTCTTCGTAGCGAGTAGGTGCTTGTCAATAACGGAGGCCAAACCAGACGGCCAGCCAACACCTTTCTTGATGGTATCTGTTGGGAGAGGTCGCACATTGTCGCCATGTTCATTCTTGAATACTGCACCGACAATCAGCTGCGTATCAAGATCGTGAATATGTATGCACCCGTTGATGAGTACGCAAGGAACTTCGTGGTTGCCTTTGCTATCAATCCATGTACCAGGAATAACCAAACCGTTGTATCGGTCAGCTATTTGCACACAGTCTGGAGCTTTGAGTCCAGAGTTAGCCGTGATAATGACTGCACCTGGATGCGCCCATTGACCCTCAACGGTTGAGTATGGGTCTTCAATCTGTCCGAGCATGATTGAAATATAGGGAGTATTCGATTCATCGAAGAATGAGTTGAGGTCATGTAAGAACTCGTTTGAATCAGCCTGTAAGAAATTGTTCACAGGAGTTCGGGGCAACTTATCGTAGGGAAACAATGCGTCAAGCAAAGCCCAGAACATTTTTCGCCCGTTCACCATCACTTCACGATCTTTAACCATCAATCGAAGGAACGGTTCTTGAACTCTGTTCTTGAACTTGTTGAGCTGGGTGGGATTGATTCTCTCACATGAGAGGTCTTTGGGTTGAACGTGTAGCCAATCACCAACTTCAATCATTCCTCTTCGCCTCCCTCTGGATAACCACAGTTCGGGCAATATGGATCACCGCATGAACACCTATCATTTCTCGGTATCATTGTGAATCCTCCAGGTGTCGCTTCGTTGTTTCGCTCGCTTGAATCATGGCTGGTAGCATGGTGAATCGTGCGAAGATATGACCGCAGGTTAAGCTTGGACCGATTTCAATTTCAACTTCTTCGCCAATGTTTTCTTCAATCCAATTTGCACCTTCGCAAAGGTGACAGGCAGCATGACTCATTCTGCCTCAACCTCCGCTAAGAGATTAAGAAGTACGGCTATTTTTTGCATTTTGTCTAAGTCCTCCATCTGGGCGTAAGCTGCGAACTCAACATAGCGAGGGCATGAATGATTTTCGTCGTTTGATCCATACTCTTCACGGTTGCACCAGCAACATTCGAGTTCTGGGGGGCAGGGGTCGGAAACATACCCGACCAAAGGAGAAACGACCCCCGCCTTGAATGAAACAGAGTCGGTGAACTTTTCAAGGTATGCACTACGCATGGTGCGTAGGTGATAGCCTACGTTCTGGTGATTCTTGTCACCGAGAGCAATTGCTATGTCTTTCTGCTGAAGCCCATGACTTCGTAGGTATCGTATCATCATTTTCTTTTGTTTAGTGTTCATCATAACCACTCCGATTTATCCCCATCCAGAACTGATTGAGCAACCTCTTCGGACAGCTCATGAGCCACGACAGATCGAAGGGCGTTGCCCTTGATGCCTTGCGTTCCTGTGCTCATGCCTCTTCGAGCAACGATATGACAGGGGTTGCCTTCGTTGTCTTTAACGAACTCTCGCCCGTCTGGGAGTATGATAGTGCCGACCCTGTTTGAACGGTTCTTGCATTCGGGGCGGGGTCGCCAGGAGTCGGGGAACTTACCCCATAGGTCAGTAGGTTTCATTCGATCTTCACCATACTTGCAGTAAGTAATTTTGTGGTGTTGTAAGTGATCCAATAGTGGTAGCTTGCGAAGGATGCCGACAGGGTTCTCAATCCAATAGTATTCGGGGTTGAGCCATTCGATAACCTTCAATGTATGCTCAACCAGCTGCACCGCTAACCGCCCTTTGTCGCTCTTAGGTGTGCGTGTACCGTCTGGTGCTGGTGCATTCCAATGGTGGCCGCATGACGCAACCGAGAAGCCTGTGCAGGGTGGAGAAGCCCACACCACTTTGACAAGACCATGACGTTTGATGAGTTCCTTGCACCACTCTTCGTCAATGTCAAGAATTGATATGACATGATCTTCAATGTAGTGGTGTAGTTGCCTGGCTTCTTCATTGACCTTGCCGTTCATCTCAACTCCGATAACTCGAAAGCCCAACTTCACGAAGCCTGATCCACCGCCACGCAGACCGCTAAACAAATCAATGCAAAGGTCGCCTGTGGTTTCTGGTTCAAACGGATAACTCATTCAAACCCCTCCGTTCTTCTCTCGCTTCAGCTCCCTGTTGGCGCAGTCGTCAATCAAGAAGTTCAGCTTTTTGCGTCTGGTATCGTCAATGCTACACCAGAGAATGAACGGGCTTGTTCCCCATGTTCGGTAGTAGCCTTTGACGTATTCATCGGTATGGTGTGCTTCGGGGAAAAGCTCACGCTTGAACATATCAAAGTCCATTTCATTGTAAAGCAATCGAATGCCTTTCATGACTTCATCAGCCGAGAAGTAAAGTGTATCAGTCATTCATCCCACTCTCCAATCATTTCAAGAATATGGCGGTGAACACTTGGTTGGTCGTTGAGGTATTCAATAACCAATCTCAATTTTTCTTTGGTGCTCTCCTGATCCTCCATGCTTGCTCGAAGCTGCGCCATGAAGCCGTCATAGTCAAGGTCGCTTTTCATCTCAAGAATGAACTCTCTTTCGTCGCCACAGGCGCAACCCTCATAGGGCAACATTTGAACTTGAATAATATATTCATTCGTCATTCAAACACCTCCGTGATCCACGCCATGAGAACAGGTAAGCCGACCATGTAGGCCAAAAGGAATGCAAACCACATGACGTTCATTCAGCTGCCTCCTTTGCTTGAAGGGTCTTTTGCCAGAGGGTCAAGTTCATTTGAGGCTTGCCGTCTGTGTATTCCCAGAAGATGTACTCTTCTGTTTCTTCAACGATAACGAGATCGAAGTCTTTGCTCATGCAATCAGCTCCTTAGCGAATGCGATAGAATCCGAGAAGTCGAACGGATGATTGTTATGCTTCTCCAGGGTCTTGATGATTGTTTTAACATGGTCGAAGTTGTATTGATCTTCATCGTAGTCCTCGTCAGCGAGGCTTTGAACCTGATCTAATTGAAGTCTTTGAAGGTCTTCAACGATACCCATAAGGTCAGCAAGAGTAATCATTCTTCTTCACTCTCCTGGTCTGTGGTGAGTAGTGAACGCATGAGGTCTGGGTCGCATTTAGCTTCACGCTCTGCACCCATGATAACCTCGCAGTCAATTTCAATGTCGCTCTCGGCAAAGCCAGCAGCTTTGAGAGCACGACGGACATGACGAACAGTAGCAGAAACCCAATTGTCAATTGAAGGGTTCACTACATCGTCTTTGGACTTGCCTTCAACGGTGAGGATCAGAGAACGGAAGCTTCGGTCAAGTTCAACCTTGACGAGAGCTTTACCTGTAAGGTGGTTGAACTCTCGGTCTGTTGCAGCAGTCCACTCACCATCAAACACCGAGAATCGAATAGCGGATTTGATGTAAGGAACATCGGGAATGTAAGTCTTTTCTTCTTCAACGATACCCACGTCAATACCATGTGTTTCAGCCAGGGTAAGAACCCACTTGCGTTCTGCAGTAGTGAATGAAGAAGGTATCTCTTCGCCTTCAATGGAATAGGTTTTCATGGTAATTGTTGTTTCCTCGAAGTTGTCAGTTCGGCCAGACAAGTCCCACATGATACCTTCATCGGCCATGATAGACTTAGCGTTTGGATCATGAGTTCCTTGCATCAGTCCTCGTACTGTGACTGTCTTTCGGGCGTATCGGTTTGTTTCAATTTCTTTTTGGTCGGACATTTTAGTTCTCTCCTTCGGGTTGGTTGTTGCTTGCACTATCTCCTATATGAATGGTGCTATTGAATAGGTGTTGATTTTCAACTATTTGCTTGTCAGTCATGACCTCGAAAGCGATTGAAAGCTGCGCCTCAAGCTCATGGATTTGTTTTTTGAGTTCATCGATCTTCGCATCACGACCAGCGATAACCTCTTTCCAGAATGTGTTGCCAAGTTCTATACTCATTGAAACACCTCGCATCCGTCGAGTTCTTCAGCACACCAACCATTTTCGGGAGGTGATAGCCATTCGCCTTCAATGTCTGGGGCAATCTCGCCCCCGCATTCGTCGCAGGTTCTCATCAATTGCCTTTCGATTTCAACGATCTTAACTTCAAGACCTTCAATGATTTCATCGTATTCGAGCGTCGGCATACCCAGATAAGGCTCTCGCTTTTCCAGGAGTTCAGTTCTCTGCTTGAGGAGCTTGCGTTGCTTGTCGTCTTTAACATCAACGATACACCAAGCGCAACACCATTCTTCAATGAACATTTCATCCATAATCGAATAGGTGTCCTCTAAGGAACTCCCCATGAAGTTCATTTTATCATCGGGAGAATATATCATGAAGTGCGGTACACGCTCCTCACACCTCTCGCAACAAACATTTTCAGCATCCAGATACTTGCTGATAATGAAATGATTTTGAGGGGTCAATACGACGTTTGGTTTCAACTCCTGGATGGCTCGCTCTTGAAGCTTGATTCGGTACGCTGGCGAAACCGTGTCCCATAATTCCTGATCCATTTACTCACCATCCCTCATGTCAATGACCGCTTGAGCAGCTTTGTTGATAGCATCTTGAGCCATTGGATAGCGACTCTTCGGCATATCAATGGTGCAAGACCAAGCTCCTAACTGCAATCGAACAGACCACACTTCACTCATTCAAACACCACCTGTTCAAGAAAGAACTCGCCTTCGTTGGTTTCAAATTGATACAAGTCATGCGATTGAAGGAACTCTTTGATTGAGCAGTAATACGAGTTCTGTTCAAGGTGTTTCTTGATTTTACCTCGCAGGTATTTTTCAGCATCACGGAAACGCTTGAAGAATGTGAGGGGCGGGGCATACTTTTGATTGTAGCCTGATCCAACCGTTTCAATAACAACCCAACGCTTCATGAGAACACCTCCAAGACTTCACGGAGTTGCCTGGCTTTATCCGCCCACTCTGGGCGCAACTTTTCAAGCCATAAGTCCATGACTGCAGAAGCTGATTCATGAGAAGGTTGCTCGAAAGAGTTGAGGTAAGCATCACGAACCTCCACGATAATGAGCTTCGCCTGATCCACATCAATGCGTAGGTGGCGAGCCAAAGCTGCGGAGTCGGCCTCTTGATACTTCGATACACCACACCAATACAAAGCATTAGCATGAGCATGAAGAGGTTGGCCTGTGTGAATGTTGCAGAGGTGAAGATCGAACGCCAACGGCACGACAAAAATAGGGTTGAAATTAGTAGCTCCAGACCTCATGTAAGCCTCTCTTGTGAGCAACCCGCATGAACGTATATCCACACGACCAAAGCCTTTCCAGACCACTTCATGAGTCAAGGAGAAGTGCTCTCGCCCTGGTCCGTTTAGGTCGCTGATTTGCAGGGTTGCCGTTGCCGACTCGCCCTTTTGCATACCTCGTACTCGTATAGGCCAGGTGATACTCATGCCTTCACCTCCCATGCTCTGTGAGCAACCTCCATGAACAGGCCGAGAGCGTTGTCTTGCCCTGCGCCTTCACTTGGTTGGTTGATACAGATATTCCAGATGAGAGCATCAAGAGCAAGTTCTGTCGTGGTGATGTGCTCGTACTCTTCGGGTTCGTCGTCTTTGTAGTCAAGAGCGACTTGCCAATACTGACCGAGCACTTCGATTCTCTGATCCATGTGAAGCCCTCGGATGATTTCAAACAAAGGCTTGCACATATCGGTCACGAAGCGAGGCATTTCCTCGTCGGTTGGATAGACGATAACATAAGTCATGCGAAGACCTCCTTCAGCTCTGGGTGTGCAGTCAAGCAACAACCAACGGAACAGAATGCTCTCTTGTCCTCGTCTGGTACTTGCTCGTTGTTCAAGGGAACGTCGCAAACAGGGCAATTTTTTGGTATCATTCGAGCACACTCCTAATGAGTTCTCTCGCTTTCGGCCATGAGGCAAGTTCGATAGCACCTTGAGCATTCATCTCAAGGAGTTCTTTCGCAAGCTCAAGGGCAACTTCGCACACCCTGGGTGTAGTGTCTGCGGTCATTTCTTTGACCGACCACATTTGATCCTCCCAGACTTCGCTCATTCGCTCACCTCGTCAAAGTTAGGCTTGAGAATCACGACAACCTGTGCAGGTCTGTTTGAGTATTGTTCTTGGATTTTGTAGTCGTAGTGCATTGATACTCCAGGGGTGCTCATGGTGAGCAGGTGTAGGTTGTAAAGGGCTTGAGCCAAAGAAGTGCTTGTTGTCATTTCAAGGATCAAGAAATGCCCAGACTCAAGTATTTTTTTGAGTTCGTCATTGACTGCCTTTCGGTCTTTGCCGAAGTAGCAGAAGTCTTTCATCGTTAAGCTTAGTCTGGTTGGGGTCGGGTCTTTTTTACTCATCGGGTTTCATCTCCTGTCTGGTTATTATGTCCTAAGACTACCTCCTTATTAAAGGTATTGTTAGGAATGTCTTTGATAATCTCGACGAGGGTTTGAAGATCGCAATCTTTTTTGAGGTCTATGCCGTATGAAAAATAATTTTCATTCACATCGAACTTTGAAGCAACGAAGGGATTGATGAGAGCTTCAAGCTGCGGTATCTCCCAGGGTTTCCCATCCTCGAAAGAGAGTTCTTCATCGTGAAGGTGAAAGCCGACTATCACATACTCGGTGCTGGTGTCTGGCATTGAAGCCCCATCAAGGTCGGTTATCCAAATCTCAAACGTCATTTCATGGTCGTGCTTCAGCTCCCAGGCCATGCAACCGCCTCCTGTGTGGCGTTCACGAAAGCCGTCTGGTAGATCGATTTCTTGCGCCTCAATTGACATAGACAACCCACCCCGCTTTGATTTTGCGAACCGAATAAGTCCATTGAATGCCTATCGTATCTCGGTTCATGTACTCGTATTTGAAATCATGAGCCTCTTCTTTGGTGTCAAAAATTGCAGGGCAAAAGCCACAGTCGCAGTATTTGTACTGAATGCGACTCATACCCCTGGCCCCCATGAATCGGCTTCGCTGATTGCATCATTAACCAACGCCCACCATTCTTGTTGCGTCATGCCCTCATATTCCTCTTCATCGAAGAAGGTGTCATGATGGTCTTCGGCCAGCGTTAAGCCCCAAGAAATCATCCTACCAGCCAGCTTTTTTACGCGCTGGTGGTGTAGGGTAAGGCGAGCCTTTTCTGCCTCCACAGGTGCTCTTAGAGCCTCGTAAATGGCTATCGGATAAGTGTCAATGTCTGGGTCTTCGGGGTCTTGCTTCTCGTAGTTCTCAATGAGTTCGGTGTCAATCTCAACCTCAACCAACCACTCAAGAAGAATACCTTCGTTGTTGAACTTTGGTTCTTCTGTCGGTTTGTCTGGCAAGATGAAGTATTCATCCCAACTCCATGACTCGCCCGTAGGTTTTCCGAGATCACCGTTCACATTGTTGTAGTGCTCGTATTCGTAAATCGTAAAGACCAACCTCATTCAGTCCACCCCATTTCTGCAGGGTCGAAGTCGGGAATCTGCAAACGCTTACGGATCAGGTCTGCGACTTTCTCCATGCGCTCAAGCTTTTTCTGCGCCTGTGTTTCTTCTTTGGTGTCTGGGTATTGGTTCTCCCATCGGGCGAGGAATACATCAAGCCCTTCGGAGATTAGTTCATCAATTTCTTCTTTTACTTTTTTTGTCATGCGTGTTATTTTTGTCATTGTAGCACCTCCAGGGTGTAGCGAGCCAGCTGCTCACGAAGCTCACCGTTCTCATGAAACTCGGTGAGAAGATCGTTATCCAGCATCATTTGAATCGAAAGGGAAAGGGATGGTTCAAAGTGGCGGGGTTCTGTTCCGTCAAGGGCGTTTTGAACGGCCTCTCTCTGGACTTGAATCATCATCTGGGTGAGGCTCATTCAATCACCTCATCGAATGGATCAGACTCGTCAAGCATGGCCTCAATATCTCGTAGTTGTCGCCATTGGTTCTTCATTGAGCCACCTCCGCACACGTCGAAGAACACCACGAAGAGAACTCTTCTGCAGACCAGGGGAGCTCCTCCCCGCATCCTTCGCAGGTGTTGATTATGTCATGGGTTTGGCCGTTTCTGTGGTTGCCTTCATCATCTCGATAATTGCCGTTCTCGTCTATCTCGTAGGCGATTTGATAACAATAGTCATGTTCAGCGTTGAGAACTTCGGTATCGTTTGGGTGGCAACGGTGGCAAGGGCAATTTTTCACCATGCGCTCGTATTCATCCTGGCTCGCCTCCCAATGAGGCACATTTTCAAGCGGGATGAAATCGGACATTCCTTGAAGGCTCTCGCCTTTCATGTCGTCGGGATGGGTTCGGATGCCTACGACACCTTCAACGGTTTCGATAGTGCCTCTGATCCATGTTCCTCCCTCCGCATTGAGGTGAGGGTAGCATTCGTAAATCACTTGAGAACCGTTCACAGGGTCGCCCTCCATTCTTTGAGAAGGTTGATCCATTCATTCGATTTCTTGATTTCAAACGCCCATTCTTGAGCCGTTCCGTGGTGGAACTCTTCTCTTGTTTCGTAGTCGCCAAAGTCTTGAACATACTCCGCCCATGAGATAGCATAACGGATAAACTCGGTGACTTTTTCTTCATCGTCATGGATGAAATAAGCGTCTTCTGTATTGCACGAATAAACCGCCTGTGTGCGGTCTTCTGCAAGGTGAAAGTCGTGAGCATCCACGAAGGCATAAACGGCCGCTGGTACGGCTTCTTTGAGGTCTTTCATGAATTGAATGCAGTCGTCTGATCTCATACTCTCACCTCTTTAATGAGTTCTTCAATCAGTTCGTTATACATCTGTTCTTCTTTGGTTCGGGTCGGGTATTTCTCGCACATTTTTATTCCTCTTTGGTCGGGGTTATTTTGTCCTATCACTACTTTACTATTAAGCATTATGTTGAATTGTTCTCTTTTTTTGGGGTTTTTTGGGGGTGGGTCGCTTTTCTGATCCCTGGATTTCTTGAGCTTCGCCAGCTGCAAAAAGCTCGAAGGCTACGCGAGGCAGACCAGGAGCTGAAGGTGGCCTCACGTCAAGGCCTGGGATTCTGGGGCGACGAAGATCGTTTATTGGTCGGCCTCCTTGATTTCTGGAGCAATCGAAGCGAGTCCTCTTTCAATAATTTCCCTCATGAGGTCGGCCACTTTATCGTCACCGCATCCATAAGAAGCCTCGGCAAAGTGCCGAAGATCAATAACTGCGGTGTTGAGTTGGTGCTCTGTGTACTCACTCACGCGCTCACCTCTTCGCAGAGATTTTTGAGCACAGGGTTCAAAGCAACCTCGGAGAGAATCGAAAGGTTCACGCCCAAATCATGAAGGCGTTCCGCGTCGTGTGGATTTTCAAAGACGAACCAAAGATCGAACCAATGCGCCCCGTTTATGGCGTGGGTGGTGAAATCGCCACCGCCAGCCGTCAAGGGTTGCAGTCGCTCGGCTTCAGCGTGAATCATGCCCTTGACTATTTGCGCGTGTTCTGGTGTCGCAAAGTGTGAAGGCTGAAAAGTAAAAGTGATTTTGAAACGGTTGCCGTCGTGGTTCACTCGCTCACCTCAAAATAAATCGAAAAGACTTCTTGAACTGTTTGAAGATCAGAGCCGAAGAAACCGCATGAATACTCATCTTGATGAAACCATGTCCAATAATGAAAGCGGTATGATTGAAGTTCATGGTCGTACCTAATCTCTGCATGAGGCCCGCCCGTAGTAATTAAAAAGACGGTGTGAGTTTTGACCTCTTCGCCTGTTTCGTATTCAACTTCTTCGCCTGTTTCCTCGTCGTAGTAGGTGTTCAATTCTGGGGCGTAGGTGCTCGAAGCCTCAAGAGTCATTATGTTAATAGGCAACTCTTCGCCTCCGTTCCTGTATTCTTCAAGGGCTTCATCCATTGAGGACATGACCGCCTCAAAGTAGTTCGCTCCTGGTGCTGGCTCGTTATGGTACTGTGTTTCTCCCATGTTGGAGGCTACGCACTACCTCATATATAAGGGGTAGGTTGAGAAAGGGCTAAACGATAGACTGCGAGCCTGTTGAGTATAATGCAAAAATAAGGCACAAAATAAGGACAAGGTAGGGGTATAGTCCGAGGGGGTCAAAACGCCCACAGACCCCCTTAAAACGCTTGAAAAGGGCAATCGCCCAGAATCCAAGAGAAGGGGTATTCGAGGGTTAGAGTACCAGCGACCCCCTAAAGTGGCACACAGGCCGTTTATGGGGCTATTTTGGGCATAGTGCAAAAACGCACATTCTGATCCTCGCTGAAGAACGTTCAAAAGCTGCACAGGAGAGCTCAAAAATAATTGCTTCTCAAAAAGGGATTAAATGAAAATCAAGGAGCTCCTGCAGAAATGAAACCAGGTGCAAAAATGAAAGCAGGTGCAAAAAGTACACTTGGTGATCTGTGGAACACCTACTGCAGAAAATAAACCAGGTGCAAAAATTAAACCAAGTGTAAAAATGAAAGTTGGTGTATTCTTGAACACCTGGTGCAGCTTTCGCGCTTGGTGTAAAAATTGCACCACTCGAAAAAATCTTGAAGATCAGAATCGAAGCATTGAAAAAAATCGCTGAAGGATCAGACAAAATCGAACGGATGGAATCGCGGGTTTTTGGAAATGAAGATCGTTTAATCCGCTCGAAAAAATCGCCAGGCTCTAACCACACCGCGAGCTTTTTGGCGAAAAAAGAAAATCGAAGATCGTTTTAATTGCGGGGATTTCTGGAAAAGCTGCGCCTCTATGAGCTAAAATGCGCGGAGCTCCAGGGCTTCGCCCACACGTCAAGCCAGGCCTTCAAAATCGAAGGCCGAATGGATCAGCGAAAATCGAAGGAATCCAGGAACGCGCTACTCATCCACCCCCGCGAGTTCTGGGTTCGCAAATGCGATATTGATTTGACAGGTAAGGCAGTCGGGGCAGAGAATCAAACCAATTTCAACGGCCTCGTCATTAAGTTCCTCGTCGCATCCAGCGCACGACGCGGGACCGCTTGAACGAGAATCGAAGTCACCAGCCTCAAACCTGCACCACGCGGGGCAGTCATCACCAGCAGGGGCAGAGCAAACGGGGCAGTTCTCACAACTCAACCGAAAGCCTCCCGATTAGAGCGAACAAAGGCATTAGAGGCAAGAGAGCACCAGCGACCAAAGGAAACATGAACGCGGGCATTCTCACGCAGTAGCCAAAGCATTGAACGGTTATCACTTGAACCGCCCCTTGATAGCGTAGGCGAGTCCTCCGTGTGTGTTGAATCGCTCGCTCTTGAACTCATATTCTGGGTGGCAGAATCGAAGATGTTTCAAAACTGCTCGGATGGTTGAGAAGTGTTGAGAACCAACAACCTCACGACCTTGACGAGTTGTGAGAGTTATTCCCTCATCTGCAGAGAAGCACCACCAAACCGACCATGAGAACGACATTCACTCATCACCTCGGCCAGCACCAACGAGGCGGAGACAATCAACACAACGGCCTCCCATGTCCGTAGTGATACAAGGACAATCGCAGAAGCAAGAAGGTTCGGGCATCCAGCAGACTCGGCAAGAATCGAAGTCTCGCTCCTCTCGGAGAACCGCCACCCATTCTTCAAGGTCGCAGGTGTACGAGTCGGCAAAGTGTCGCAGGTACATTTGATGGTCGCATTCCGAGCCTTCACCGTTGAGGTGGCTCAAAATCTGGGTGGCATCGAACTCAACGCCTGTTATCTCGTTGCAGTTCGGGCAGTTGGCAAAAGGTTCGCTTGTGCCGTCAATGCCAGCAGTCAAACGGACTTCGGGGGCAGGTTCTCCACAGTCGGCACAAATGCAGGTAAAGCAGTTGTTGAAGTTGAAGTCGGAGTCAAACGAGCCGTGGCCGTCGTTGTTCTGGTTGTTGATAATGAAGGCCATGAAGTCTTCATCGGCTGGCATCATGTTCTCACGGTAAGCAAGGAGAACTTGAACCGCTTGCTCACGGCTCAAAGAGTTGATGAGGTCGGCAAGGTCACGACCTTGCAGGTTCACCCATTCACCTCCTTCATTTTGGTGTTCGTCGTCGGGCTGGATAGGGGTCGGGTATTCCTCGGCCATGATACTCCCACCCACTACCCACTATATCAAAGGGCGGTTGATATGCCCTCTTCGTTGGGGGTTTCGTGGGGTGTTGGTTTCTGCCGTTCTTGTGGCGTTGTAGGCTACGCAGTACGACGGGGCAGGGTCAAGGACTACCAGCCCAAAAGAAGCCCACACAGGGCAAAGGAAACGGCAAGAACTCGAAGCCTCCGAGATACCCACCTTCAACACCTGCAGAAACGTCTTTTTTCTTCTCATTCTGGTGTCTCAAGTGACCTCAAAAAAAGGGCGCGAGGATCAGAACAAACAGGCACGAAAACCTATCATGATAGGGTCGGTTGAAGAATCCAGGACCGAGAAAAAATTGATGCAAATACGCATAATGCTTAAGTAGGTGATGGGTGGCGGGAGCTGCACCTCGGAGAAAAAAGGATCATTTCCGATGATGCAGGTAGGCATAATGCTTATATATGCGGGAGCTCCCTGCTACCTGGTACCCGCCAAAAATTAGAGCCGACACACGCAGCTACTTCGCTCACCCTCGCAAAAAATCTCCAATAATTTTTTTTCAATTTTTTTTCAATGAGTATTTTTTTATCTGCGTGACACCCGCAGGTGCATTCAACGAACTCACCTTTCTATTTCTCTGCAGATGCGAACTTAACTCTCGAATCGTTGGCGTTCCGCCTCTCATACGATCATACAATCTATCTCGAATGATGCTTGCCTCAATGTACTCGCCTTCACGAAGTACCTCTGCTACATGATCCGCCAAGCTTTTCCTTGTCATTCACCATAGCCCCACATACTTTCCAGGGCTTGGCCTCCTACTGTTCCTCGTCTTGCCCCCTTTCGACCAGCCAGAACTCTTTGCCTTACCTACGGCCACAGGTGCAGCCCCTCCTTCTCTGTGAGCGAAACAATCTATCGCATGAGCAAGAGCCATCGTCGTATCGTTATGCTTTCCGAGATCGACAATATCTCCGCCTTTCCAGACATGACACTCCAGCTCATCAAGTATCACATCAATGACTCGCCTCGTTTCGTGATCCCCATACGGGAACACCACCTTGCCCTGCTCGAACCAAACCCGAAGCCTGTTCAACAAAGCTTGCTTCAATGACTTGTTGCTAACCTTACTCGGCCTGTAATCAACCACCGCCCCTGTCTGTGAAATCAAACTCTCGTAAAGTTGCTGAAAACCCGATGTTTCCGCAGAAAGCGTAGCATTCCCGTACATTTTGCACCATTCGACTAATTTCTCTGCTTGCTTCGTAGGTGGGAAATCGTTGCGCCTCCACACATTGATGACGTGCAAGTAGCCCTGCTCATCTTGTCGAACTACGATAGCCACCGAGTAATCCTGTCCTAATCCATGCGAAGGGTCGAACCCAACAACGTACCTGCCTCCATAATCCTTTGAGTATGACAAAGTAGCATCCATATCCAGATTCTTTCGAGTATGCGCTCTGGGGTAAGCAGCTGAATCATCATCCATGACTTTGCACAAATACTCTTGAGCAAAAGCTAAATCGCCCATAGCCCCTTTCTGTTCCATGATAAAAGCCAGGCTTCGTTGTTGAGGCCACAAGACCTGCGGTTTAATCTCCCCTGCGCTTGCTCGCCATTCATCCCAATTCGGTATTGCCGACCATGTTCCGCTTTTCCAAGCCTCATTCGACAACATCTCCGTATGGTACAGATCGACTGCGCTCATTGGTGTCCCTACACAGTACAGGCTTGTCCCTGGACTCAACATAGGCGTGACGACCTTCTTCAGCCAAGCCCTTACCGAATCCATAGGAGTATCGCCCATGTCCGTAAGTACATCATCCAGAGCAATACAGGCTGGATGCTCACCACGCATAGCTGCGCCCATACCTGTTGCCTTGATCCAAGCTCCATTCGTCAATCTCAACTCGAACTTTCCTCCCCGTTTATCGTCAATGAACTTCCGCAATTCGGGGTGTCGGGTCAAATCCTCCCGAATCTCATTCAATCTGTTGCTGGCGGTGTCTTTCGATGCCGAGAACAACCAACAGGTGAACGGCTTATCCCTCCACTTAGCGAATAGTGCCTCATGTAGCAGCTTGATTCTCAATGTCGTGGACTTGCTATGATCTCTGGGTGCGATAATGCAGACCCTATGCACTTGTGCATTCTTACGATCCGAATATAGCTCAAGCCATTCGTCTATGTGCTCGCCTCTATTGTACCCAAGCCATTCATAGAAATAGCCTACATCATGCCTTGAACGCTCAAGAGCAAAGCCTTTCATGCACGAACTACGACGAATGCGATAAATCAAGGTTCGCTCTCTTCTTCAGGCTCAATCATACGGCATTCAGCACCGCATCCAGAGCAAATAAGAATCGAAACCATACCTTCACCGTTCATGCCCCATTCATGTTTCATAAAATCGGATTGCCAAATTAGTTTCGAGCCACACCACCAACAATTAGCTTCTTTAATCTCATGTGATATTATTTCTGTTCCCGAACTGTTGTTTATTTCATGTACTACTTTGTCTGTCATACTCTCACTTCATATATCGCAGCGTCTTACAACTTAACATGGGAGATGATGCCCTCGTACTGATCCTCAAAGATCATGGAGAACGACTCACCTCTATTGAAAGCGACGTGCATGATATACGCACAGGGATTGAGCAAATAAAGGAATCCCCCATATTCCTTATAGAGCGTTATGTTCGTCGTAAAGTGGCTCAAACAGGAGGCGTTATTGGTCTTATTTTGCTCGCATTCATGGCTATAACTCAATAAACACATTGAAGAATCGCACACCGCATCAACACAAACATGGGGATTCGGCAACGATTTGTTCAAGCGGTGACCAGGCGCAAACCGCAAGAAGCTCAAACTCCGATTCCTACTACCTCTGGCGTTGCCACTCCCCATACCCAACATTCATTTGCAGCTATCGCAGGGATTAGCGATATTGTCAAGGACACCAACAAGCTCCGAACCACCGCCAACTACGATAATGACTTTGACATATTCGATGCTATGGTTGAACTTGACCCCGAATTAAACGGTGCAGTCCGTAGTGTGTCCCTTACAGGCAACAATTATCTCATTGACTACAAGAAGGCGAAGAATAACCAAATCCGTTCAGCAGTCCGTGAGCTTGTCGAAGAACGCCTTGACTTTGATGACTTGCTCATAGCAACTATGCGTGACCTCATGGTGTATGGCAACAGTATCAATAAACTCGTAGGTCGTGCAGGTGAAGGTATCACCAGGGTTCAGTCCCTCCCAATTAAGCAAATCACTATCACCGATGACAGAGAACCCCTTGAAGTAGGCTATTCTGGTGTTTATGCGACAGAAGCAAATCCAATCATGGAGGCTAAGTATTATCGTTTCCGTGAGCAACAGGTGGATATGCAAACATTCCCTGCTGATGAAATCCTACACTTTCGCCTTGATGCACGATCCAATTGGTATCAAGACTACTTAGGCCGTTGGACTTACGGTGTGTGGGGCGCATCCCGTTTTACTTCGCTCAAGCAAGCTATTCGAGCCAAGTATAACACCATTAACAACCGCATAGCCCTACAAGACGCTCTTACCCGTCAATACATCAAGATCGGTAAAGAGGCTATTGAAGGCATCCCAGACCCCGAAGAAGCAAGAGAGCGACTTACGCATATTATGGATCAAGTCGGAGGACTCATGGAGAACCTTCGTGCAGACCAAATCCCCATTCTCCCTCACTACGTTGAAATGCACCATGTTGATATGAGCAATAGCATTCCCGACGATACAAACTTCTTAGATTCTATCAACGCTGACATATCAGCCGTTCTCAATGTTCCGAGAGTAGCAGCAGGTCAAGAGCGAGGCTCAACCTTCGCAGCAACCTACAATGCAAATATGTGGTCGGTCATGTCAATTGAACGCCTACAAACAATTGTAGCAGAGAAGATTCGTGATTTATTCTCCGACCACCTCGAACTCATGGGTATTCCTCACAAGCTCTCCGACTTGCCCCCTCTTATGTTTGAGCCTGTGGACTCCGAATCGCCACTACACAAGATGCAAAGAGCCAAACTCGGTGTTGAGTCTGGTATTATCACAGTCAATGAAGGTCGTGAACTCAATGATATGCAACCACTATCTCAAGGAAATGAACTACAACCGCCAAAGAAAAGCGGTGTCAATCCAGAGATGCCACGACCAGGAGAGGTAAGCCACAATGTTAAGCCGACTGCGTGAATGGGTGAAAGAGAAATGGGATCAGATGAAACAGGCGTTCCTTCGACTTGCGCTCATTCTCCGACGTGCCTAAAGCGAGAAGTAAGAATCAGCAATATGTGTTTAACCTGTCAATTAAAACAAGCAAAGGATTGGGTTAAACCGTACTAAGGGGTGAAACAATGAAGAAAAAAGAAAACTCGTTTAATGATCGCATGGTATCAAAGACTGTCTTACCTACAATTTACCTGTGGCTACTTGCCTCTGGTGCAGTCGTCGCTATGGGAATATGGAAGCCAGATGTAGTTCTTACCAACCTTGACGGCTTTATCGCACTTATCGCTATCATTAGCGGTGTAGCTGCACCAGCATTAGCCACTATCCTTCGTATGTGGGAGTCCGAACAACAGATTGAGATTGACAACATAGGCGTTGGTCTTGAAAACGAGCGTGAACTTGACAAGATTCGCAAAGATCATGTTATTGAAATGGAAAAGCAACAACTTACTCACGCTCATGAGATGAGCAAGTCTGCACAGGAACACCAGCATATTGTTGAAAAGCATAAAGAAACAATCGTAAAGCTAACTCCGATACGAAAAATGGGTGAAGAGTGATTACAATGCCTGATCCAGAGGATGAACTCGTCGCAAGAGCAAAGGTATTAGCAGAGGCAACAGGGAGGGACTTTGAAGATGTTATCGCTGATCTGGCTGATGATGGCATACTTAACAACTCGAATAAAGAAAACGATGCCGACCTCATCACCCAACTCAAAGAAGCTGCGGAGTTAATGAGCGCAGTTCAAGAGATTAACAAAGAAGTGGCCGAGAACACAGTCCTTAACGGTGGAGACAACAAAACCGAAGTAAGCGTTGATACAACCCTCGAAGGAGACATTGTAGATCGTGCGATAGCAAGTGTCAATCGTAAAGTAGTGGAGCTGAAGAAAATAGCTTTGATTATCGCACCTGTCTTTTTGCTTGTAAGTGGTGGCTCACTTGAAGCCCTGGGCGTTATCAATATGTTCGGTGCTGATGAAGACGAAGAAGATGAATGGGATGAGCCATACATAGAGTATTGGGGTTGCACCGATTGGGATGCAATCAACTACGACGAATACGCCAACATGGATGATGGCTCATGTGAGTATCACGTCTATGGATGCACCAATGACGCTGCACCTAATTATGACGAAGCTGCTACAATAGATGATGGTTCATGCGAACCAGAGCCTCAACCTGTTTATGGTTGCATGGATAGTGAGGCAGAGAACTATGACCCCGAAGCCGAAGAGGATGATGGGTCATGCTACTATCCACCAGAGCCAATCGAAGGTTGCACCGACCCCGATGCTGACAACTACAATGATGAGGCAGAGCAAGACGATGGATCATGCGAATATCCTCCCGAACCAAGTCCAGACGACTGTACCGTAAGCATTGAAAATCATTACAGAGGACACTTCAACAATGATGCAAGCTCCGATGTTATGATTGTTGCATTCAAAGTAGTGCCGACTGACTGCGACGACTTTACCCTTGACGTATCAATCGAACTGTTTAAGCATGGTGAAGCACCGTCATACACCCAACATTACCAACTCGCAGGTGATACCGACCATGACATAAGCCATACCTTTGATGATATGCTCCCTGGCACATGGATTCCTAAGATTCGTGCAGGTCTTGATGGTGTGCAAAAAGCTGATGTGAACTTTTGGTCTTTGGATATTGAAGATCAGAACCCACCATGCGAAGGCGAAGCATCGTTTTACAACAGCTCATACGCCATAGACTACAACAACACAAACAACTCATCGTTAGCAAACCTAACATTGTATTGGGATGCTGATTGGTCTTGCGACGAGATACGCTACGTTGAGATCGACATTTACATTGTATTCAACAATACCACTATTGCATACGACACAAGAGCATTCAACCTTAACGGACAATCCCCTGCTATTGCTAACCATACCTTTACCGACCTTGAAGTAGCAAGAGAATACGAAGTGTTCCTTGTTATCTGGGTTGATCGTGACGGATGGGGCGTTGATGCAGAAAACAAACAGACAATCCTTATTTCATGAGCTGATACTATGCCCGAACCTACACCTAATGAGAGTCGTAAGTCCTTCATGAGCCGTTGCATGGCTGATGATAAAATGACAAACCAATATCCAGAGCGAGATCAGAGATATGCCGTATGCAATTCATACGCTGACAAATCAGCCGAGTATGCTCTTGACCCACGAAAGGGTGATAGACCCCTTGAGGATATGGTCGGTTCGTCGGAGAAGATCGGTGCAGCTGACGGCAATTCTGGGACTGCCAATGACTCTGTGCAAACGAGCACCAGCTTCGACACAATTATTGAGGCATCCAAGCTTGGCACAGTTATTCTTGACTTTGAAACCGTTGAAGCCCTGCAGTATGGTCGGCCAGGCAAGAATGACCCTCGCAAGACTCCCGCTAAACCAAGTGAGCGTCGTAAGGGTTCTAAGAAAAACAAGCCAGGGTCTGCAAAGAAGCCCAATAAGAATATCAAGACAAGCGAAGGAACAAGAGCAAAGATTCGAGAACTTATGCGAAAGCATAACGCCAAAGGAAAAGGCAGTAAGGCAACAATGGGTCGTCTTATGTCTGTCTTTAGACGAGGCACAGGTGCATTCTCACGATCTCACGCACCTAACATGAGTCGTAGCGGTTGGGGCATAGCAAGAGTCAAGGCATTCCTTTACCTCTTACGAAACGGCAGACCGTCGAATCCCAACTACAAACAGGACAATGACCTACTCCCCAGAGGACACCCACGCGCAAAGAAGGCATCCGAGGATGAACCGTTTGAACTTGACTTTGCATTTGAGGCTGCGGAGTATCAAGGTCGCAAGGTGACGCTCAACAAACCGTTCCGTATGCCTAAAGGCAACTCGAAGAAGTTCGGTGTTTATACGAAGAATGAGAAAGGCAACGTAGTTATCGTGCGCTTTGGCGACCCCAACATGGAAATCAAGCGTGACGATCCTAAGCGACGAAAAGCTTTCCGTGACCGTCATAACTGCGCTAACCCTGGTCCTAAATGGAAAGCCCGATATTGGTCGTGCTATCAATGGCGAGGTGGATCAAAGGTCGAAGGTAGCGAAGGCGAAAACATTGAAGAATCGTGGGAGGGGTGGATTTACTATGACTGACTGCGGTTGCGGTGGAGAATGCGGTGATACTGTCGAAGCTGCACAAGCTGATGTATTCAAGACACCTCAAGAAGCTATGAAGCGAGCAAGAGAACTTGGTTGCGAATCAGTTCATACTCACCAACATGAAGGCGAAACCCTGTTCATGCCCTGCTCTGGAATGAAAGAGTATGAGGAAAAGACACAGGAAAAAGAAGCCTACATCAAAGAAGAGGACATTGAAGGAATGTACGAGGATGAAGAAGAAGAGGAAAAGACCGCTTCTTGTGATGATGAATGCCCTCCAGGGTTTGAAGCAATCGCTGGCGAATGTGTAGCCGTGACCTGTGAGCTTGACATTGATGACGTTAGCGTGATCGTCGAAGCCTCAACAGGAATGTCTGTCATTCGTATGTCTGGTGTGGCTTTTACCTCTGGCTACAATAAGAACGGCTGGCAAATCACAAAAGCAGGTGCTAAGGAACTCAAAGACAAAATGATAGGGGCTGACATTACTCTCAATCACCCACATACTAAGGGTGGCCGTTTTACTCGAAACATGACAGGCGGTGTTGATGAAGCAGTCGTCGGGATCATAACAGAGGCCAAGTATGAGGATGATGAAGAAGGCTACAAGGTTCGCTTCACAGGCGAAGTGTATCGTGAAGAATTATTCTCGGCTCTTGAGTCTGGACTATGGCTTCGTGCTGGCTACGGTGTTTCAATCGGAGGCACAGGCATTCCTATCGCAACCGAAGAGGATGAGAAGGGTCGCATGAAGATGACATTTGAATCCGACTTTGACTTCGACCACTTGGCTATCGTGCATAAACCAGCGTATAGCGAGGCTAAAATTGAATCAGCAGAGCGTGTTGAGCTTGAAATTGAGGCATCAGCAGAAACCTCACCATTGATATATCGCAAGGGTGATAGCAAGAATCAACACAACCCAAAGGAGATACAAACAATGTCCGAAGAAGAACTCACAATTTCCGCCAGCGAAGATGAAAGTCTGGCCTTGAAAGAAGCACTTGTCTTGGCTGAAGCTAAGATCGCTGCATTTGAAAAGGCTGAATCCGAAGCAAAAGAAGCAAGCCGTCTTGAGCTTGTCTCGAAAGCAACTGACATGGGCTTGTCTGGCGTTGATGAGTTCTCAAGTGAAATGCTTGAGCGTGTTATCGCAAGTTGGGAAGCATCCCGACCTGCACCAAAAGAAATGATCCCTGCTACGCCAGCTGCTCAAGAAGCGGTTGTTGAAGCAACCGAAGCTCCAGAGAAAGAAGTTGTTGCTAACTTCTTGAATGGAACTCGCATCGAATCCGACAAGGAGATTTACGGCAAAGCATGGAACGCATGGGCCTCTGCTTGGAACGGCAACCTTTCAACTGTTGATCGCAGCAACGGACTCGCTGCACCAATGTTTGATGATATTAAGGAGATGATTTGAAATGGCTGATTTCCCAAGCAACCTACGAAGTATGACTGTCAAAGACGGAGTTCTGCCGAAAGCGGGACACCTTCTCAACTACGATGCAACCTCTGGTGCTGGAACTGTGGACTTGACCGCAGCAACCGACGCTTGTTTCTTTGTTGCACTTGATGAATCCTCCAGAGGAGCTGACAACGCCCTCGAAACCACAGGCGCAACCGTGACCGCTTGCCCTGTCGGTGGAATGATGTATGTTCGTATCAACGCTGGTGAAGTTCTTGTCGCTGGACAAGTCCTTTACGTTGGCGCAAATGGAGAAGCAACCAAAACTGCTGGCTCAAACAAAATCCTCGGACACTACTTGGGATCAGCACTTACCTCTGTCGCTGGCGACTTGTATGCCGTGAACACAAAACAAACCAACTGATTAGGAGATGAATAATATGGCTACAATGAACCTTAACCAAATACTCGGACAAAACCTTCAAGCTGACGCTGCGACCACCCCAAGCGATGGTCCTTTCAGCAAGCAAGACTCTGTTCTTCAACAAACTCTTCGAGACTTTATCCAACTTCAATCCACTACGATTGCAGTCGGAACAAAGGTCGTCGGTCTTCGCACAGTACCCTGGATGACCTACAAGTGGTACACAGGAGCACAAGGCAGCTTTACTTTCCCTCTGGATGATAACGCAGTCGTCGATCCAACTAACATCGGAACGGCCAACTACACCGTATCTCTTGAGAAGGGTCAAGGTCGAACTGTTTTCCTTGACTCGGTTCGCCTTCGTGGAGAACGCTTCGAGACAATGGATCGCCAGCAACTCGCAATCGTGACTGCAAGAGCTTCAACCATTGACAACCACATTCTTACGCAACTTTACGCTGGAGCAGGTCAAACCCAAGCCGTGACAAACAACGCATGGACTAACACCACCAACGACGCAGAGCACGATGTTCTTTTGACAATGGATAAAATCTTCGCCAACGCAAGGGTGACAGGAGATGAAGGACTTGCTCTTATCCTACCTACAACTTGCCGAAGCACTTTGTTGAACACCTCTCTTTACGGAAACGTCATCGAATCTCTTGAGACTCATCTGGGTCGAATCGCAAACTTGACGATTCTTTACACCAGAGACACCGCAGCTATGGGCAACAACGATGCAATTATGCTCATCCCTGGCGCACAGACCGCAGAGTTCTTCCAATACAACGGACCAGGCTACATGGAAACCGAGATCACTCGAATTGAAGGTGTCGGCTACTCCTACTTGCTAACCTCTTACATGGGAACTGTCGTTCACCAACACCAAGACGGTGCTGCATCTGGTAAGTCAAACCGAATCGCTAAGATCACAGGCGTAATTTGATTCTGGGGTGACCCAGAATGGTACGCAGGGCTGATTTGCTTAACAAGACAAAGCGAGGGAGAATCCTTCGTGCTGAAACTGTTGTTGCTGAACTTGTTGAAGCTGCACCAGAAGTCGTGGATCAAGCCATTGACCTTGACACACTTACATTCAATGAGCTTCGTGCTCTCTGCAAAGAGCGTGGTCTTGATGCAAAGGGCAAGAAGGCAGAATTGATAGCCAAGTTAAGTGATAGTGGAGATGGCGAAAATGACGAGGAAAGCGAGTAAAGCAGCATTGGTTAAGGAGCTCCGAGATAAGGAAATCCCGATACCAAAGAACCCAACAATCGAAGCTTTGACAAAGAGGCTACGATGGCTACCTGGTAAGGGTTGGATTCTTCGTCGGTTCAAACCTCATCCAGAGCCTTCACACCCTGTTAATCTCCTTGAGCATGGCGTAATGACGTATGTTCCCAATTCTAAGTTCGCTGAAAAGATCGTTAAATCTCAAAAAGTTATGATCTTAGGCAGAACGGCTATGCCTTGGGATGGTGTAGCAATTCTTGATCCAACGGAGGATGAAGAGGAATGACTGTCACAACTTCGCAAATTAGAGATTTACTTAACCGACCACCAAACCTTGTCGAAGGTGCTATCACCGAATACATCACGATGAGAACTCAAGAGGCCGATAAGATTGCTCGAACGGCAACATACGGTATCGCACCAGCAAACGCAGTATCAACTGCAAACAAAGAGGACTACATTAAGGCCGCAGTATGCGCTGATGTTCTCGTAGTTCTCATCAATACCCTCCCTGCACATACGATGCCAGAAGCAAGGCAAGGGACAGACGACAGGTTTCGTAGGCAACTTGAGCAATTTCAACTCCGAGCTGCCGATCTCAAAGCCTTGATTGCTGAACCAAACGCTGCGGCATTCGTAGTGGATTCATCAGCAACGAGGCAACAATAATGGCGGATTTCTATTGGGTGGGCGGGACTGATTCTCTCGCATCGAAGTATCAAAATTGGTCGGCATCGTCTGGTGGATCAGCATTAGCTTCGTGGCCTGGCGGTTCTCCTGGTGCATCGGATAACTTCTTTTTCGATTCTGCTTCTGCAGTCCATTGTACTTGGGAGTCAAGTGTTGTTTCGATGGCGAATATCCAGAGCATTCAGCAGTCGCTTACCGCACCCTACACAGGTATTCTCAACATGACTATCACAACCACCATGCAAGGTCTAATCCTTAACGCTGAACTTCAAGGTTCTGGTGTTATTACCCTCACAGGTGCTAATCTCACGGCTCTTGACGATTCAGCAAGTCGTAAGCGATACGTTCTCAACGGACAGAAAGCCAAAATTGATTCTTACACAGGGCAATACAAAATCTCCCCTGCTCAAGCTGCAACTTACCTTGACAACGGCCCATACCCCGCCATGACCCTTGATACTCAACCAATTACTCTTGCTTACAACGTGCCTACATCAACAGTCCACGATCATGCTGACGATGCTACTATTCACATCAAAGGCGCATTTGTAGCGACCTCGGCAAGTGGATTCCTAAGAACAGGCGCACCAAACATGAGCGAAGATACCAAAGTAAAAATTAAGTTCGACAATCCATCAATTACCTATGCTTCAGCAAACCTTGACTTCAATATGGCAACTGCATTCTTTAGAGGAACAGAAGTACCCGTCACAGGATCACAGACCTACGGAACTGTTGCTGCTGGATTAACTGTAAGACACTACGGAGTCGTAGTATTTGCAGGGACACCAGGAGAGGTATGCACCATACGAAACCAAACAACACTCGAATGCTACTCTTTGGAGGTAAGTGCTGGCGCAGTCTTTAGAGCGCAAGGACAGGGAACAAACAAACCTGCTAAGGTGAATGTGCAAACGCAACCTATCATAAAAGGTGTCTGGGCTTTTCACGCAAGCAACGGCAATTCATTCCTTTCTCCAAAGATGAGCTTTGTTGCTGATGTAGCAAGTGGAGGCACAGGTTTGAGCAAGGTTTCACCCAATTCTTTGTTGATGGGGAATGCTGCTGGAGCTATGCAAGAGCTTCTTGAAATCTCCCCTGGCACTAACGGCTACGTTCTAACAATGGTCGGTGGGACACCCGCTTGGGCTGCATCTGGCGGTGGTGGAGGTGGTTCTATTGGTGGATCAATCGCCAACGACCAGATAGCAGTCGGAGCTTCAACTGCTAATGACATTGAAGGTTCGAGCAAATTGACTTTTACTACACCAGGAAGCCTCACAATAAGCACAGGTACGACTGATCCTCCTACTATCAATCTCGCTCAAAATGCGGCTGCTTTGAGTCTTAAAGTGCTTGAACCAAACGACCTTTTCCTATCGGATGGTTCGGATAATGGGACAGGCCCAGGTTCTCGTTTGACTTTTGTTGGTCGGACATTCGGTACAAGTTCAACAAGTGCAGGGCAACTGAAACTGTTTGCTGAACACTCTGGATCAAATAGCGATATACTCACCATTAGAACGAACTCTGGGTATCTTCGGCTCGGACCACAGAACGGTTCGTTTTGTCACTTCTATACGGACAGGTCATACTTCTATTTCAACAAACCAATACAAATGGATGGGGGCGGTGCTTTCTATTCCTACAATGATGATCTCATGTTAAAGACCGATGATTCGGGTTCGGGACAACCAACTCGAATACATATTGAAGGAGGCATAGACGCAACAAGAATCGGCATCGGTATGGGAACACCCCAGACTGAACTTGACGTAGCAGGGACAATTCGAGCAAGCACGTTAGTTGATCTCCCTATTCTTGGTGGGGATGCTAACGGTGATCTTCATGCAAGTGGACTTACTGTTCGTGATGAAGGCTCACCTCTTGGTATCGCTAACTCCGTGACCCAATTTGACTTCGTGGGCGCAGGTGTAGTAGCTTCAAGGTCAAGCCCAACAGACCCCGTAGTGACCGTGACCGTAGCAGGTGGCGGTGGCGGTGGGACAACCGCACTTATCACCTCAACCAATGTAGCAACCTGCCCTGGCCCTGGTGGAACAATCACTACAACAGGCGACTCAAGACAAATTGCTTACATCAATGGCGACCCAAGCGTACCAATAACAGTCACCAATCCTACTGCTGACGGTATTCGTTTATCTATCCATTCTTTGACAGGCTTTACTACGGGCGCAGTATCGGCATTGGCTTTCCTCTCTCCTGTCTTATCCACAGTTAATGGTCTTGCGAATAGTGGTGAGTTAAGTGCTTTTTCAAATGCCGAATTGATATGGAAAACAGGCAGTATTATTGATCCAACAGGCAACCCTGGCGAAACTCCTGTTTCTGGATGGCATCTTGTTTCGTCACAAAACTTTAGATTATGGAATCAAGAGGGGTTAGTTATATGACGAGATGTAAGATATTGGATAAGTGGTTTGACGAACAATCGAAAGTGCTGGATCAAGCAGAAAAAGAACAAAAGAAGGATTTAATCACAGGTGAAAAGAATGACTCGTAAAATAGGCAAGATCGTGTATGCGCCACCAGAAAGGTGCTTGAATCATATTGAGATTGAAGAGACTCCGCATGGCTACAAATTGTACCAAAAGGGCGAAGAACGGTGTTTTAAGGTGATACCTTTTAGTGTCGTAAGGGAAGTGTCCTATCAAGGGGGAAACAATAGATGAACCTAACAATCGAAAATGTGGAGCTTTGGCTCGCTGCTCTTGCAGCTATCGCAGGTCTTGGTGTTTGGGGCTACAAGAAGTGGCTCAAGCTCAAAGAAGGCGGAATCACACTTGACGAAGTTCTTGATGCAGTCGGAGAGGCTGCTGACAAAGCTGAAGAAGTGAAAGAGCAAGTCGAAGAAGCCATTGAAGAAACCAAAGAGTGATCTAAATGACATACTACTGCACGACTGATGATGTGTCCTTGAGGCTCGGCCTTGACTCTGCTCAAAGGCTTCGAGCATCAACCAGACTCACATCAGCCATACGCAGGGCTACTGTCTATATTGACTCCATTTACCGAGACTACGGCAGGGACACCCCAGGCCGTGAGATTGCTACAAGCACACTTGACGGTTCAGTAGCAGCAGGGGCTACAAGCATTGTTGTTCAAGACGGTGCGGTATTTTCATCGGCAGGGAACGGCAACATTGACGGTGATACCTTCTCTTGGTCTGGTAAAGGAACTCAAGGGCAATCGCCAAATCAAAACACTCTCACAGGCGTTTTGGGCGTTTCAGCCGACCATGCTACGGGGGCAACAGTCGAAGAAGGTGAGATGGCTGAAGCACTACGTCAAATATGTGCTGATTATGCAGCGGGTATTTACCTACAAGACGATGCAGCTTTAGCAAGTGCTGACCCACTACGATCCCCAATGCTGATGGATAGGGCAAATGAACTCCTGTTCCGTTATGCTAAATTGGGGAGCGTGGACTGATGGCGTATAAGGCATCTAAGTCCTATGGTGCGCGTGGTGAGCGCAGAGGCAACGTCAATTTTCGTATTCACTATGATGATAGCGAACTGATGAGAGCTTTGAAAGACATTCAAAGCGAAGGTCAAGACGAACTTCGTATGCTACTTAACGAGATGATGCGAAAAGCAAAGACTGAATCGCAAGAGTTCTTGTTGGATCAGAGATTGAGCAACGGTATGAAAGCACGTCAAGCTCAAGGCGAAACACCCAACGGAGATAAAAATGTATATGTTCGTATCGCTGAAAGCTTAAAAATAAGTGATGATGCTTTGTTTGTTCGCCTATTCTCCGCACCTTATCCTTCTGGTTATTTGACAAAAAGCGGAGGCAGTCGTAGTGGGTTCAAACTCGCTTTGGCTCATTCAGCAGGGGTTGGTGCTTTCAATTATTCTTCGAGAACTCCGCTAATCGTCAATTCCTCCGTTGCTTGGTTTTTGAAAACGGGCTACGCTAAAGGCTACACCAGAATGCCCGATGGTCGCAGACCTAACGGGAGATGGTCGAAAGAAGGCAAGTATTCATTTCCTCCGAAGAAGGATTGGCGAGATAGCATACACCCTGGTTTTAAGCAAGTTGATTTCATCGGTGCTGCTCAACAGTACATGGAGGAAAACTTTGAGGGCGAAGCTGGTAGGTTTGTTCAAGAATACTTGCGAAGGAAAGGATTTGAGAGATCATGAGCGTATCAAAGACAACAGACTATTGGACTTCTCGCCTTGACGGGAATGACCCTGCTCAACCTATCGGTATGAATAACGAAGTCTGGTCTGTTGAAGCAGCTGGACCAGCAGGTGAAGCAGATGGTTTGAATTGGAGGATCAATTCAGCAAACGATTTAGGCTTTTGGAAAGTCACGCCTACAACAACTGAATATACCATGTGGCTTTCGTTTTCATTCAACACCCCGCCAACCACAGGGGCTACAATCGCTACACTTGACAATGGCACACATGAGGTTTTGTTGAAATCAAACGGTGATAATACTTCTTTACAATTGATAGGTGCAGATGGGGCTGCAACCATGATAACAGGTCTTGATCTGGCTATGACTGATGTTGATGCAATACCCACAGTTATTCGTTTGACCCTATCATCATCGGGTGTAGCCAAAGCATACGTCTATGACATTATGGAGGATGATGACGGAAACATATTGAATAAAACCATTGATGCTTATAACACCAACACAGGGACTAAGAGAGCGATATGGGGCAACGGCTCTGGTGATGTGACTTGGTATGCAGTATATTTCACTTCGATGGGCGCATTCAATCCCGATGAAATGGTGACGAGCAACTACTCCAATGTCACGCTGATTCAAACCGCATTCGGTATTATTGATGTTCTCAAGACTGCTCGCAGCTACAACCTCAAGAATGTGGTGCAACCAAGCGGTATTCTCTATGGTTATGACATATCCTCGAACATGGCGGTTCGTGCTACGCCATGCGTTCACGTTCTTATTCGTCGTATTGACAGTCCCGATATGTACTCATTGGCTGGATCATCAGCCGAGTATTTCTTTCAAGTTGAAGCTTATGTCGTGACTAAAGGGACAGATTATCGCAACGCATATCGCCAGGGCATGGATATTATCGGTGAGGTTCTTGATGAGCTGTACTCCAAGACAGGACTCAAAGGGAGCTCCGATTCTCTCATAGGTCATGACGCTCGTTTGGACTCTCGCCTTGACCCAGACGACCAAGTATGTGTTCATGTTTTGAACTTGAGATACATGAGGCGAGTCGATCTGTCCCGCAGAGCATCAACCTCATGATTGATATATCGCAGCGAGCATGGTATAACTACCGAGGGTATTCCTTATGACCGCATTAACCAATCGTTATGTCACGCTACAAAAAGAAGCGACCTACGGCACAAAGCCTACTGCTGCTACTGCTAAGTTGTTTTTGGGTGAAGTGGATGATGAGTCCTTCTCCCAAAACTTTGACCTACTAACCCGCACCGACATTTCACGATACGGTGCATCCAAGTCTGTTCAAGGCTTGACCTACTCCGAGGGTGATGTGAACCTCCCTCTCCAACTTGACGACTTCAACTCATTCTGTCTGTTCTCTGCATTCGGTGTTGATACCTACGCATCGGCAAGCCCAGACACCCACACCTTGACTGAAACGACTGATGATTCACTATTCGCTTCATTCTGTATTCGTGTTGGTCGTGAAGATCGTGAGCACACTTACTGTGGAATGGTTCTTGATTCGCTTTCACTATCTGCTAACATCAATGAATATGTCATGATGACCTATTCTTTCATGGGTTGCGGTGAAGTCGCTACTGCTGGTCTTTCACTACCAGGTGGTGCTGCACCTTCTGATCCACCAGCATTCAGCACCGTTGATGCACTACACTTCTCCAAAGCATACGTTGAGTTCGAGAATGAAGCTGATTCAAGCAACTACTCAACAATGGTTAAGTCAATCTCGCTTGACATTAGTATGAACCGTGATACCGACAACGCAAGCTCACTTGGTAAAACCACTTACGCAGTTGCACCACCCCCTACTATTCGTGAAATTAGCGGTTCAATCGAACTCAATACTTCAAACGATAAGACGGGCGAAGCAACCAACAAAGAGCCAACTTATGATGAACTACGAGCATTCCTTCTTCACAACGGCACAGACACCGCACCTGCTATCGGACTCAAGTTCGAGGATGCAAGCGGAAACTATCTCACACTTATTTTGCCGAAGGTTGTTTATGAAGCTCCAGAACTCAATGTCTCTGGCCGTGATACCTCAACCCTAAGCATGAACTTTACAGTCCTGTTTGATGAAACATTGGGCTACATGGCTAAAGCCGTTATCGGTAAAGACGACATTAACGGCAACGCAGCTATGACAAAGGCTGCTTGAGGTGATTGAGAATGGGACTAATCGCTGATCCTTCAAAAATGAGAAGCCACACCATTCAAGGCACAGTAAGTAGTGTTGCTACTGATCTACAAACATGGCTACAAGCCCAAAGTGTAGGTACAGAATACGAAATCCAATCAGTTAGAGCAAACGATAGTCAAGGACTCATAGTGCTTATCGCCTATGCGCTCCCATGAAGTTAAGTTAAGTTAAGCGAAGTGAAAGTATATGCCCGTATTGAAAAAAGAAGTGGAACTAAACGATGGTCGAAAGGTTTGGGTAAGACAAGCCTCTGGACTTGACAAAATGAAGATCGAAGCAAAACAAGGCAGGGTGATGCGTAAGTGTCGCCACTTTGGTTCTGATCTCTCTCAATGGACTGACGAACAGATGGATGAGTTCATGGATATGTGCGATAAAGAAGGTGCAGGTTTTACAGATCAGGTCGAAGCCTGGTTGCCTAATTGCCTTCTTGATGAAACAATTGACCCAGACACCCTCACCTCCGATGAATTGGTTCGCATAATCAATGTGATTCGAGGTGACGATAATGAGGGCGCAGTCCCTTTGGGCTAATTTACAGAGCATCCCCGATTCTCTGTTCAACATTCAAGGGGATTCTGCCGAGCGATCTGTTCGAAAAATACACTCAACCAGGTGGATATTGGGCGTTGGAGTTAGACCTACTCGTAGCAAACGAGATAGCCGACCAGCTCAACGATTCAGCAGCAGCGAACAAAAGCAAAGCAAAGAAGCGACGTTCTGGTGCAAAATCAGCAGTCGCTCGCAGGGATCAGAGGCGGCAAACCTACTCTCCATCCGAAACAGTCAAACAACTCAATGCTTTAATTGATAACAAGGGGGTGAAGAAAGATGGTTAGACAGGGTGGCTCGCGAGTATTCTTTGATGTTGTAGGACAAATGCAAGCTGCAAAGCTTATCTCCGATGCCGAAGAGATGAGCACAGTCGTTCAAGCAATTATGCTTGACGCATTCGACGGTATCAAAGGCTCACTTGACGGTATCTTTGACTCCGTAGGTGCAGCTATCGAAGCGGTGCGTGAACCTGCTATGGCTCTTGGTGAGTCAAGGGTCTATTTTGAAAAGTTCTTTGACTTTGAAGGCGTGAAAGAATACGAAGAGTCAATCATTGACGTAGGGCTTGCATTCGGCTACACAGGAGCTGAAGCCCTGGATGCTGGCGCAAGGATGGCTCAATTGGGTGGCATCTTTGGTTCTGGTGCTGGTATTGAGGCTGGAACTCAAATGGGTACTGCATTCGGTATCATAGGTGGTATGGAGGCAGAAGAAGCCCAGAAGCGTCTTATCTCAATTGCTCAACAAACGGGATTCCTATACGAAGGCATAGGCGAATCAGCGTTCAAAGCTGCTGACGCTGAAACTCAACGCCAAGTCGTTATTCGCAACTCTCTTTACATGATGGATCAACTTAACACCGTTGAATCGAACTCGGTGGCTACGGTTCAGCAATTGTCTCAAGTGATGGATCAATTCGCAGCATCGGGTACGGCAGCCAATATGAGTATTGCTGAACAAGCTGCATTATCCGCAGTCTTGATTGAACAGGGTGAAACCGCATCAAAGGCTGGTCGTGGTCTAAAGCAAATGCTGGTTCGTATAGCAAGCGATACAGGCGGTGCTGCTACTGCCTTGCATGAGTTCGGTGTTGCTACTACGGACATTAACGGTGATATGGTCGGATTGACCCGTATCATGCAACAACTGTCCGATAACGGCTTTCACCAACTTGACTCAACTCAACAACAACAACTCGCCACGTCAATTGCTGGCTCAAACCACGCTGAACGGTTCATGAAGCTCATAACAAAACAAGAGCGAGTTACAGAACTTACTACTCAAGCAATTAGTCGTGAGGTCGGTGCTCTTGAAGAACTTGAGCGTTTCACCAATTCAAACACATTTGCTGCAAACCAAATGGCCGCAGCACAGGAGAACCTATCGGCTAAGATCGGTGAGCACCTACTCCCTGCAATAACCGACGCTGAAAGAGCTTCACTTACTCTCAAAGGGACATTCGAGCAAATGCTCTCCCCACCAGAAGAAGGGGCAGACGGCATAGGTGCTACGCTTGATGGTCTGGTTTCAACAATGACAAAGGGAGCATCAAGAAGCCTCATCATGGCTAATGCCATGTATGAAATCGGTGGCGGTGCATTTGAAGCTTTCATGAATGTTCAGTCCTTGTTGATCTCCGTCAAGGTGTATCGTGCAATTATGAAGCAAAATGTGGTGCTTCAACAGAAAATCAATGACGGTATGCTCGGCCAAAGAAGCATAATGCAGACCAACAATCAACTTCAGCATACTTACACCAACGCAAGAGGACAACACCAATTCATGCAAGCCATCTCAAACGGTCTTGACAAGACTGCAAATCAAATAGCAGGTGAAAAGCTGACACTTATGAGTTCTGCTGAAAGAAAGATGGAAGTTCAAAATCAAATAGCTGCTGAATCCCTACAATTTGCTCAACGTGAAAATGATGCTCACCTTCAAAGAACAAGGATCATGGCTATGGCTACGACGATGGATCCCGCAGCGGTTGATAAGCGTTCAACTACGCTTAAGCGACAAATAACGATGGAGTCCAACAAACAAGCAGCAATACGAAACACAATGTTGCTTGAAGGAGAAGAAGCCATGTATGGTGATGTTCTCGCTGCTGATGCTTTGGTGGCATCGGAACAAAAGCAAGCGTCGTTAAACGAAGAAATGTTCACCATTCGTCAAGTCAAGTTCGCTCAACAGGAGCTCCAGAATACAGAGGTTCGTGAAACACAGGTTCTCGGACAAGAAGCTCAAGCCAGAATACGGTCAATCAATCAACAAAGAACTCAATTCATCGAAACTCTAAAGCTGCTAAGAGCAACAGGTCATTTGACAAAAGAAGAGTTCAACAATACAATGGCTAAGATCAATAACGCTTCAGCAGGTAAGGTTCAACAAGCCCAAAATATGCACACCGTTGGGTCGTTAATGCGAATGGAAAGAGCGACTATGAAAGCGACATTCAGCACAGGTCGTATGACTGCCGCAACCTCCTTAGCAAGCATGGGACTCATGATGTTCAGCGATAGCGAAGATGCTATGCAAGCCAGCATGATCCTCATGGTCGCTTCAATGGTCCCCGCTATTTTACAGATGGGCGCATTGGGAGCAGCGACAGACAGGGCTACTGCCTCAACAATTGCATATCAAGCAGTAGCAACAGGTGGTATCGCTTTGCTTGCTATCGGTGCTGCCCTTGCAGGTGCATACCTTCTATTCGACAACCACGCTGATAAAATGGAGGAAAAGACAGAGGATATGACGGCTGGATTTGAAGATGTTCAATACGCTGCTCAAGACTTTGCTTTCGAGCTTGACAAGCCAGGCGGTGTCACCGATCTTATGCTTGACTTTGGGAGGACAACCGAAGAGTCAATGGATAAGGCAGAGAAGTCTGTCAAGGATTTCATGTCGGCCAGAGAAGAACTATTCTTTGGATTCTCACCAAGCCGAATGAATCAAACCCTCTTTGAGCAACTTGTCAATCAAGGTGTGGGTGAACTTTACTATCGAACTGAACTCAACATAGCCAACAACTTCTTCGGTTTGACCGTTGATGAAATGGTGGATCAAGTCACAGTACAAGTGCAAGAACGATTAGTACAGATAACGGGGTCTTGAGATGAATGACATATCACGCAGGTTCACCCTTTGGCTCTCTGGCTACTACGAGGACTTTCAATCAATGCGAGTAATCTCCGAGGGAGAGGACTACGCAGAATCCTCATTCTATACCAATCGTAGGGACTCTCACGCTGGCAACACTATGGCTGCTCAAGCCTACAACAACTCACGGTTTGCATTTGACTATCTTACCCGTTCATTCACTAACTTATCTCCTATTCCCTTGATTGGTTCTGCTGCACAGGCAGAGGCAGCCTCTCTCCACAATGAAGGACCATCTCAATGGCTGACTCATGACCCAAATCGTATCGGTGCTACGTTCTTTGAAGGCAGAGCAACGCTGACTTATCCAGACACTATCGGTGATGCAGCTTCACTACGAACTTTTGATTATCCAAAAAGAGCCGACTACTCTCACTTTGCTTCTGGTTGGGGTACACAGAATACCTACTATGTTCGTCATGGTGATGCTGATGCCACATACGAAAGATCGTCATTCACAGTACCAGCAATAGGCAGTCCTTACGGTACTTCGACAACAAGAGGCTACGGCAAGTTCGACATTAGCAACTATGACCCTACTGATACTTCGGGAATACCAGGGATTGGTATTGGTAAGTCCGACAATACCGCCTATCGTAAGCATAAGGTCATGATGAACTCAAGCCTATGTGGTGTGTATCTCGGTGAAACAGGCCAAATAGCTGTTCAGTCGTCTGGTATTGGACTGCCCTACTCATACCTGTACCCTATCAAGTCGCCATCGGGTAAGCCATTCTTTAGGAATACTACATCAAGACGAGTTGCTGATTGGATAGATGTTATTTACAACGATGATGGGACAGGTAAAGGGTATTTCCGATTCAACACAGGCTCGAACTTTGGCAACGTGGGCGGTCTTGGGGCTGACGATCAATGGTTTCCTTTGAACATAGAAGCTCATCCTGTAACTGCAACAGGTCAAACCTACGCTGCTGGTGCTACGTCAATTGTCATTCCCGCAGCTTTGCTTACTGCCGAAGATAAAGCCAACATTCTCAATCCAACCAATGACAGGCACTTACCAGACAAAACAACAGGGACACCGACTCAATTTATTCAAGTAGGTACAGAAACCAAAACATACTCCGCATTCAGTATCAACGGCTCTGGAGATTTGACTTTCACATTAACCTCTGGATTATCGGGAACTCAAGGCTCAAACCCTACTATCGCTTATTTCAAATGGAAAGATCAAGAATCGGGTGATGACACAATCACCTTTTACAACTTAACCGCAGGTGGTACACCAGATGTAGCACCTGTGTTTCAAAACAGGCAAGATACGGCAGATGGTATGGCTTATCCACTACTTTCATTCAAGAATGCTTCTGGTACGCTAAGAACCACTACTGCTCGGACTGTTATGGGTGGCGTAGGGCAAAACTCACCTTCTTGGAATGTGCAATCAAACACCTCAAAAGGCTACACATATTACTCCGTAGCAACAACTCTTCAATCGGGGCATGGTGGATTTCAAGCAGACCCCGAATACTCTGCAGCTCGTGATCCATTCTTCACACTTGACAACGTATATGGTCGTCTGCAAGTGGGAGACTACATCACAAGGTTTGGTTCGGACACCCCAGAAAAAATCCTTACTATTCTTAGCGACGGCTCAATGAAAACTGATGGTGTGTTCGTAGCTCCTGGTGGTTCAACATTCGCTCGAAAAGCTACTCACGGCTCTGGCAACGGAGGCACTACGGGAAGAAGCAAAGACGGTATGTTTGGATTCCAGCCTGTGATCGTGGGCGACACCGAACTTAACGCCCAGACTGACGGTGAACGGTTCACTATTCGTCTTGCCAATCAATCATTTAACCAAACGGCATCAGCCATACCAGGTGAGGTGGACTGTTCTTTCATGCTCTCTGTTGGCTACAACAAGAGCGAAGCTGGATTCTCAATGAATGAAAGAGGGAATGCTCTCGCTACTAAAGCTGCAATCACACACTTGTTTAGACCATTAAGCGGTGAAGGTCTTGCTGGTGCAAGAGCAACACAATTCAATATGTTCGTCGAAGGTACTACGGGCAAGCAAACTCATACTATGGATCAACTCTGGTATGACCTTGACATTGTAGTGGACTTCACCGCACAAGGCTACTATGTGTTCAATGACGGCACTTTGGTTGGTGCTTTGAATCCTTTCAACGCTAAGACTGACGGTACACCCTGGACTGCTACTGACCTCTATGGTTGGTCGTTGGGTGTTCACTTTCCTCAAGGTAAAGACACCTCCGATACCGTAGGTTGGGAAACTATGACGACTATGATAGATCGTGCTGGCTACATCTATGCAATCAGCGATAGGATGACTCACGCATCCATACCTGCTAACATTCAACAAGATGATGTGATATTTGAAAAGTTCAAAATAAAGAGCGTGGTTGATGGAATAAGTCAAGCGGATTTCACGTTGCTTGACGATAACGACTTAATCAATCTCCCGCAGCTTGTGTCTGGTCGCCCTAATTGGAAAATGCTACTGTTCCGCGATAACGATTATCGCCCTATCCATTCGAGTATCGTATCGGCAGTTAATTTCAAGCAAAACAACATGAAGAAAACAAAAGAAATAACGCTGAAGGCTCAAGATTCATTGGGTGAGCTTGATTTCCAATTCCCTTACTTTGACATAGGCCAGGAGAACGGAGCTCCGAGCCTGGTTGCTCATTATCGTAGGTACGAAGTCACCAACTACGCAGAGATATTTCACTTCGGAACTACTTCACTACTCAACCTCAATCCGTTCCTCGGCTTTGATGAGGATAGTAAGGGTTCGACAGGAGAATACTTACCTCGCTACGACCAGCGCATGAGGCTTTATTCGGGGCATCCTATCCAACTGTACTCGAATGAGAATACGAATGGTCCGAATTATACAGAGGATGCTTGGGAGGTAAGCCGACTCATAGATCACTTCGAGCCTCATCCTCTTGATGCAACTAAAACAAAGGTCGTTCTCAAGAGCGACCACATCAAGTATGCTGGCGATCCTATCCCTGCAGGTGTGCAGGTCGCTATCAAAGGCAATTGGCGCAACGTAGGGGCAGTCACAGGCTCAATAACCAGCGAGAAGTCGCCCCCAAGCGTAGGTGAAAAAGGACTCATAGCTGCATCCAACACAGGCGTTCAAGAGAATAACCCACACAATGAATATCGTGGTCTATGGACTGTTGAGCAAGCTCAAACCGTGACAACTTTTGATCTAATCTCATCATACAACTTCTTAACTGTGGCCGATACCTCTTTGTTCCCTGCCTCTGGTACAGTCAAGGTCGGTGGTACAGGAACTACGGGCAACTTTGGTACAACTTACACCTACTCAAGCAAGACTTCGACCCAACTTATCTTGACGACTACACTCGGTCAAGAGTGGGCTGCTGGAACAGTAGTGCGTGAAACAACCGCTTCGGATCACATCACCATTGACAAAGAATGGAAAAAGTCTCTTCGACTGCAAAACATACGAAGCGACGGTACGAATCTCGTCATGGACTTTAGACCAGAAACGGATTATCACAAGGAGTATGAGTTCATGGGCGGGACAGGGTTTGCTAACTCACAGTCGGTCTTTGCTAAGAATGACCGCATGACCCCGACCACCGCACCTAACGGTGAACTTATTCGACTTTATGTGCAACCAAATGCAACAGGAATAAGCCAGGAGTCTGCTCTCGCTGATCTGCCGAGTCAAGTCTATACGTCAAGTGAAATCCTTGTCAATGGAGGGCAGAGTTCACCTACGCCCATTCAAGCCACTATCAAAACAACAATCCTGGTTTCTGATCTATCAGCAAACCTACAAGCTGCTCTGCCTATCAATGCTGGATCAACTGCTGGTATTGGTGATGCAATCGAATGCGACCTTGCTTACCTATCATTCCCCAAAGAAAGAGGGCAAAGCTTCACACTACGAAACGTGGGTTCATCGTACTCTTACAGGAACATTCACAACCGTTGGATGCGAGACTTGACTCAATCTCTATGGTTTCAAAAGACATACGGTGTTATCGGCCAATACCCATACGGTGCTACTGCGTGGAGAGGAACTACTCTTCTAAGCGCAGCTTTGACTACACTTGCAGCAGAGTTCAACACCGCTGCTGACACCACAATAACTCTTGGTGATGTGACGAACTTTCCTTACGCTGGCGTATGTGAGATATGGACTAATAACCCGAATCCGAATGTTTTGAATAACAATCAAGCAATCATGCTCACATCATTCACCTATGTTGGTAAGGACTCGGCCAACAACAGACTAACCAATGTCAAGTTCGCTGACCCCAACAAAGGTGTGATTGCCACAAGTGGTGGTGCTGGATCAAGAACCGTTATCGCTCGAAACATTGATGGAGACTACAAGCATTGTTTCGTTTTGTTTGCTGATATGCGAAACGATGGATCAGCCGATGCAGACGGAGGAACTCGTAAGTCGGACTTTGGTTTGCTACACCCAATCGAACAGAACTACAAGCTCAAGGTTGTTTGGGCTGACACAGGCAAGAACTTCGTGGACTTGAAAATTGGTGCTGATGCTGACATATGGCAACTAAACGCCCAGAATGACCCTGCTACGGGTACGGCCTGGTCGGATAATCCAACTGCTATCATGACTGACTATGATAATCCAGCTATTCTCATCGGTGGTCGAAGCGACGATACTGAATTGCTTACGCATTATCACAATTGGGAGGACAAAGCAGGTGCTTTCGTTATTGTCGATCTGTCGAAGTTCTTCAACCTCAATACCGAAGCAAACTTAGGTCGAATAGCTCAAACCGCAGGTGGGAATAAGCAACTTGGGGAGCTCCTTGTTGAAGGTGCAGGTGAACCTACTCTCATTGACAATTATCACTATCAAGCTGCAGCAACATACCAAAACTCCGAATCTCCAATCCTACAACACTTCAACTCATACCGATGGGCTGACGCAAAGACAACGCTCACGAATGACATTGTTTCAGCAACACCAACAAGCACTACTACTGCTATTACCGATCCAGCCGATACCGAGATGAATGTTCAAGACAACGCATCATTCCCTTCATCTGGTACGAACTTTTTACTTGGTGCTGACACTTTCGACTATACCGCTAAGGGTGGTATCTTAGCCTCTGCAAGACCAGCCAACTTGGGGAATGATGTGACAGGCAACGGCACGTTCACTACATCGGGTGGTGGGGCTACTACGAATGCAACAGGAACTTACAAAGTAGCATTCCCAATCCTCAATCTCAAAGTTGATCCCGCAGGTGGCGCAGCTACGGGTTGGGGAACAAGCAAGACTTACGATTGGGAGACTAACCCTATTGGAGCATTCGGGACAATAGATAGCGACTCAAGCGGTATTCTGGATAAGACTACGGGTTCATCATTCGTCATTCAAAGCGATAGAGGGTTCGATCCTGGTGTTGTGCCTACTATCAACATACTAAAACGACCTGTTGGCGCACTTGATGGATTAGACCCTGCACAGAACTTTTACATGAATACCATCGGACAACTCAAGTTCGCTGAACCATTTGTTATCACCAACCCTGGTTCTGGGTTCACATCAGCACCTACGTTCAACTTCTCAACAAGTTCAACTGCGACTGCCAGGGCTACTCTTTCAACAACTCAACTGTGCGGTATAACAGGCGTAGCCCAAGTAGCTCCAGCAGGGACAGGCGTTTCGACAGGATCAGCGATTGACTACTTAGACGTGGAAAGTACAGACAATTTCCCTGCAAGGCTCGGAATAAATGCCTTTGCAGGTCAAAACACCGCAGGTATCATTGAAGCCAAAACAAAGGATGCAAACGGAAATGAATACGACATGAAGTATGTCTTTACTTACACATCGAAAACTGCAACCAGACTAAGCGGTATCTCTTATCGCCCTGTCAAGCAGGGTGAAACCGTTGATACTGCTGCGGCAGGTCTTTGGTCTGGTGATACCTTCACCGTAGCAGGTGTGCCTTCTATGATTGCAGAGGGCAGTAGCATTCGCCCTTCGCTTGGGTCATCATTCCCTATGGGCTTCATGCTCAAACTTGAAGGCAAGGTTAAGACCGCAGGTAAAGGTTCATTCTTTGAGCATGACAAGATTCGTATTTTCCAAGAGTCGGCTTTGTTTGATGATTGGTTCAAGCAAATGACTCTCCCCGCACTATCGGATTTCAACAATGTTCCGATTATGCGTGATTACAATGTTGATGGGAACATAGCAGGGGCAGGTACGGTTGAGTCATTCGGCAGCGTTACTCAAGCTCAAAACAAATCCTTGTTTCAAACACTACGAACTATGGCTCAAGCTGCTGGTATTGGCTCTGGTGGCTCTCTTATCACATTGAACTTTCAAATGGGGCGAGATAACCGCATGGAGTTCCGACCTACTTACAACTCTGGATTAAGCCTTGACAGAAACAATCTCAAGGTTTCTGATCTAAAAACCAGCAAAGCAAAAGCGTTTAGTCATGTTCGAGTTCTGTATAACGGTGGAGATTCATTCGTGACATTCCCTGCTCTCAACTACAAAGACAACGTTAGGTTCAAGTTCGTTAGTGCAGTCTCCGTCGCCTCATACGCTCAAGCAATTGAGATCGCAAAGCAAGAATACCAGAAGAAGAAAGAACCTGCATTCAAGGTTGAGGCAGAGATAATTCGTCAATCGAATGAAACGCAGAGAATCGGACCAATGCTTGAGAATGCTCGCTACGGATATATCGCTGATCCAGCCGTTCAACTGATGGGGAGGAATGGTGGGTATTGGACTGCTGGCCGAGGTGGACTACACTTCACAGGGCAAAACAACGCACTTCACGGCAACATTCACGGATATGCTTTGCTGGACTTGTTGAACTATCAATCAAGTGCAGTTATCGGTATCGGCATCGGTGGGTATGCTGGAGCTGACGACTACACTACGACATACGGTGATGGTCTTGCTAAATATCCAACAAATGACCTTTACAATCAATTCCCCTGGACTCAAATGTACTATTGGTACGGTGCAAAGTCCGTATCGTATGCAGTTCAAATCGTACATATCCCCAAAGCTATGCCAAAGGTGAGCGAAACCACAGGTGAAGAACTGCGAGTATTCATCTCCGATGCAGTAGCAACTGTACCCAATGCTGATCGTGAGTTCAATACTACTGCAGGTAAGAAGTTCAGCATCCACTTTGCAGACTACGACTTCGATGAGGGGCAGGTTTTGAACCACGCACCTAAGCTCCAAGCTACTCAACATGGCATCGAAACAATCACTACGCTTGGTTCTGGCTACTTTGAAGTGCCTATCCCCGAATCGTATTGGGCTGCGGGGAATGCGGCTGGCTACAAGATGGTGGTTTCAGTTAATGCAGAATACTTAGCAGCAGTAGCACGTCATAAGACGGCTGACAAGTTCGGAGGCAACGCAGCTACGGGTCAAACGGGTGTGATTCTGGCTGGCGGTCAAACCGCACCTGTGTTTAGCAACGCTAACGAGTTCTCTATATTCCCTCTTGGGATCAGAGAATACCCAGAACTCGGCTCATCAGCCGTTGAAAGAAGTGCTTGGTATGCACCACGAATCCACATCACCGACGATTTGAACTTCATACCAGGGACATACGCTCAATACAATGATGCTTACCTTGACATCAACGAAACCCTATTCATCTCCAGAGTCGAATACGAATACACCAATAAGAGACTTGACAAGACAAAGCTGGTTCTTGAGCGTGAGGTTGGTCGCATTCCAGAAGGTCTTGAAGGCTACTTGGCTACGAATCCGCTTGAAGATACAGGCGCAAGCGGTGGTGGCGTTGGTGGCGGTGGAGGCGGTCAAAACACACCACCTGTTTCACCAGGAGGCGGGGGTGGAGGCGGAGATGGTCCGACTGCACCATACAAGCCTCCAACCAGCGACAATTTCCCATACGGCTACACAGGCGGTCAAACAGGCGTGAACTTTAGCAACACTTCACCCCCGTTGATGGGCGGTGCTGCTGCTGATCTGGGGCTGACTCAAACCCCTCTTCTAAGCGGGACTGAATACCTTCGACTTAACAATGATACGGGCGTTCAACAGATGGGGCAAGAAGGATCGTCAATCGCACCTTCGTTTAGTGCAAACAACATGGATGAAACAACCATGAACAAGTCAAACGGTACGATGAGCATTGATACCCTACTGCCTAACGGTGTGCAAGGAATCCCAGGCCAGCCAAGACCTGCTAAGATACCTCAAAAGATGAGGGCTATGGAGGGAATTGACACTAAGTTCGTTTCAGCCGAAGGAGAAGCTGCTGAAACAGACGGTGGTTGGATATTACCAGGATCATCCACAGTCGGATTATCCGAAGCAATCACTAAAGTTCAGCATTCATTGACTCTATCGGGTACAATCCCGATGGACTCTTCTCAACCTGTGCTTGGGCTGACTGCCTTTGTATCGGCTGAAATCCTTGATGGCGACGAAAAGTTCACACTCGAAACAACAGTCACCTGCGAGGACACAGGAGAGAGCTTGACTCACACTCATACTGAACAAGTGAACCCGTCTGGTGGTATCACCGTAAATCGTAAGCAAATCACGCTGATCCCTCAACAATTCTTTGAGTCGGCAGGTGTTGAAGGTCGCAGGTTGAAAGCAACAATCGTGCGTAAGCCAGGGCAGGGTGTTGATACAATGAACTTCTCAAGCGTTGTTATTCATGGTGTGCAGTTCGAGAACGTAGTGCATAACAATCAAGGGACACCTGCTACGGAGAACTTAGCTGCATTTGCAGGTACAGAAAAGGACACCAACTCTGCTGGTTTGAACTTGAATAGTGACACAAACCCACTATGATTCGTACAAATCACGCAGAGATAGGATAGTTTGAGCCTTCTTTCGCCCGATACCATCAATCTCCATGAGGGAGGCTTGTGTGGTTTTAGATCGTAGCAACTTAGGAATACTGCCGAACTTCTCAAGAATAGCCTCTGCGTGAACAGTAGTAAGCCCTGGTAAGGCAGCAAGGCAAGCGACTCTCGGATCAGTACCAGAAGGCAACTTACGAATCTCTGCTGGCATTGTCAATCGCTGACCGATGGCTTGTAGGTGGTGAACTTTAGCGATATACTCCACGAACTCATCCATCGAATTAACCTGCATGAATTGGATTTGAGGAAACCGATGATAAAGCTCCTGTTTGAATGACTTAATGACGTTATGCGCCCTTGCGTGAACCTGTCTTGCGTTCTGTCGTGGAGCTCCTGGTCTTTGATACACCTTGATTTGAGTCCCATAAACAACAAGCATAGGTCGCTCAAAAGCTTCGCACAGGTCTTGTAGTTGAGCATAGATGGTTCGAGAGCGACCAATACCCAGAATGCTCTGCCATAGGTCGTTAATCTCCTTCGCTTCAATGCCTATGTCGCCTATGATATAATCCGCAGCTTGAAGTCGCTTAACTTCTGCTTGACCTGCTGGATTATGCTTACGATCTCCAAAAGCAACCAGCATTTTGTTAATGACTTTGGGGTTCTCCCTGTCGTCAATAACAACTGTCATGGTGTTGCATCAGCAATCATCACTTTAACCTACGCACTATCACAGGGCTACTGACCCATCATATCGCCAGCATTTGCCTTTGCACATACCCTTGCCGACAAACCATTTACATGAAGGAGTTCCTTTCATTTCAACAATAGAAGCCAAGTGGTTTCGAGTGATACCTTCTTTGAAGTCCCTCCATCCGAGAGGCTTGATGAACTCAACGGCCTGATCTATGCAGAGCTTCTTCTCTTCTTTGCTCATGTGAGCTGGGTCTGCAAAGTTCCTCAATGACTCCATGAGATGCTGACCCAACGCCACTCGAACATAGTTCTGGGGGTTTGAAGTATTGATTGAGTCAAGGCAAGGCATAATCGGAATCGTTTCAGCTCCGACAATATCACCTAACGATGTTTCGACTTCGTGCTGAATTGTTTCTGGTGGGTTGTCATTCACCCACTTAACGAAGCTAAACGTGCTTTCGTGGTTGCCGAATGGGTCAAGGTGAGTCATTGAGAACTGTGGTTGCTTAGGTATCTCGTAGCCATGTGGATCAGAAGCAAACTTCTTTGCATCTATGATAACACAGAACCGCTTACGCTTAGGATTGATAGTGCCTGGGATTCGACAGAGCCTATCCACAGTTCCTATGCAGTCTAAAGTTCCTAATCCATCAGCCATCTCACGTTCATAGCGCACAAGTTCAGTAGGCCACCGATCTTCACGCACAGGTTCTTTGAATATCTGGTGAATGTGGAAGCCTCTGCCTGTGGCTACGGCCAATACTGTGCCTTCAAGCCTGTTTATCAGCGTAGCTGCATCATCTTTGACCTGTGGATCATCCATACCGTCGAAATCCCACCATGCTCTGTCAATTATGGCTGATTGATAGTCGAATACTTGCCGATAACCATTCCACTTCTTGTCCGCGAAGGCGTACAGGCTGGTATAGCAAGCGGTTTTGTCCCACATCATACGCACATATCGGTTGAAATCGGCTTGATTAGCGCATTGTGTACGCTTGAGTCCTATTTCACGCGGAAAGAACATCAAACCACACCCTCATGACCGCAGACAGGGCATTTGTACTCCGCTTTCGGGAGCTTACCCGCTTCGCCCATGAGGACAAGTCGTTTTGGGTCGGGTAATTCAGCATCACATTCGGGACAAATCATGGTGTCACCACCGTTGCGCCACCTGTGAGTTCTGTTTCACAGCTCATGTGATAATCGCACCATTCAACGCAGAAATAGTCGTTCCATTTCATCGGCACGTCTAATTCCTTCATACCTTTGACTGCTTCACCGAGGTTCTTAGCGCATCCATTCAACGATCTGTTGGTGATTGGCTCAACAATAACGACACCTTGCGTATTCCCCATGTAAATGTCCCTTTTTTGTCGCTTTTGGTTAAGCAAAGAGGACACCAGCTTTTCGTCTTGACAGTCTGGAGCAATAATGCAGTAGTGAGTAATCTCTTCGGACTTAAAACGCCCAGAAAGACGAAGAATACGGTGATAAAACGCCAATTCTTTACGGAACTTGGATATTTTGCTCGTTGTCACATTCCCTGTCTTCAGCTCCACAATCATGACTCCGCCATCTGGGTGTCGAAACAATCCGTCAATCATACCAACCAGGGTGCAGTCATTCTTCTCGTCATAGACGGTGATCTTCTCTTCGAGAGAAATGATGTTGAGTCCGTTGTGATCCTCGCTCATCATCTGCAACAAATCGCTTAGGTTTTGTACGCCCAGATCGTGAGCGTAGTCTGTCTTTGCAGCTTCTTCTGCGATAGCGATAGGTATAGGTCGCACGTCAAGCGTGGGTGTAAGAGCATACTCCATGACTTCGTGAATAGCAGTTCCTCGTATCATAGCCTCGCTTGATGGTGTGCGTACATCGTGCAATACGACATAATTAAACCACCATTGACGAGGACAAGACAGATATGACATAAACGAGGACTTTGAGACTCGGAGAATACCTGGTGAGGCTGGATCGTATTGATTGACCTTACTCATCCTTACCAGCACCCTTCTTGCTTGCTTTCTTCGCAGGTTTTAGAGGGAGTTCGATAACATCATCGAAGTCTCCATACGCCTTTGCTTCTTTCAAGGTAAAGGATGCTGGCAGAATGCAACCCTCTAAGCCTTTAGCTTCGAGAGGCAATCCTTTGCCGTAGCACCAGACTTCTGCATCTGGGTTTGCAGCGACCCATTCCCTAATGAGGGACAGGTCATCACAAAGCAACAATACGTTAGCCATACTCTCACTACTCCCCTTGCGACTCTTCAACCTTTTCCTCTGGTACAGGATGCGGTTTGAACTCAACACCTGTCTTTTCACAGAGTTCTTGAATGTGATCTTCATGTCGGATTATGTCGTTTCGAGCTGAAGCACCGATGAGATTTACGAATTGTTGAAGCTCACCCATAGCATTTTCAAGCTTTTCGATGCGTTCTTCTAACTGTGCAACCGTTGGTTTCTTGCCTTTGCGCGTCATACCTTGACGAGCAAGCACCCCCTTATAATGTTGCTTACAAATCAGCAACAAGAACTTCGGTTAGGATAACCATTGATGCAATCGAAACGGCTGCACGAAGAGAGGACTTGACTACGCTCGCAGCGTCAAGCACTCCTTCTTCTCGAAGGTTGCCGAATCTCCTGGTCTTAGCGTTGTAGCCGTAGTCGCCCACTTGTTTGAGCAAGCTCTCAATCACGGCATCTGGATCAACACCAGCATTGACTGATAATTGAAACAGGGGCATACGCAAGGCAAGCGATAGAATCTCTTGAGCAGCTACGCCTTCACCCTTCATAGGAAACTCATCAATCAACGATGAGAGTTTAAGTAGTGTCAAGCCACCACCGACTACAACACCTTCTTTGATAGCAGCCCTTGTGGTATTCAAAGCATCATCAACCCGTTCTTTGGTTTCTTTCATTTGCGTTGAACTCGAAGCACCGACTCGGATAACACCAACACCGCCTTTCAACTTCGACATACGCTCATAGATTGCATCAGCAAGTTCACGCTCTCCATCCAGGTCAGCCTTGTTTATTTGTTGGTTGAGGACTTCGCATCGTGCGGTTGTATCTCCTTTAGCACCAATCAAGCGGGTGTAGTTCTTACCGATAACTGCCTTGCCGATAAGCCCAGACTCACCGAGCAACGCTTCAAGATCGGCCATAGCATCGTCAAAGTGAAATGGTGGGTGAATAACTGCACAGGCTCGCATGACTCCACGTTGAACATTCGTGATGAGAGTTTGCAGAGCTTCGCCTTCAACACCCTTAGCGATAATCAACAATGCTTTCTGATCTCCAAGAGCCTTCTCCATAGCAGGTACTATGTCGTCATTCTGGGTGATAATCTCCTTTGACAAGTGAACATAGGCATTATCAAGTTCAGCCTCGAAAGAGCCAGGCTTGGTTATGAAGTGAGGACTTGCGAAACCTGCATCAATCTCCATGCCTTCAACAATGTCGAATGAATGCTTAGTCGTATGACTTTCTTCGACGGTGATGATTCCTTCGTAGTTTGTTTGTTGTAAAGCGTCAGCGACTAAAACGCCCAAGCTTGGGTCATTGTTTGCAGCTATCGTAGCCACCTCAAGGATTTGTTGTTTGCGTTCTTCTTCATCCTCTGGTTCAATAACGAAGTCATCAATGTACTCTTCGCAAGCTTGAAGCATGACTTCAAGAGCGATTTTAATGTTGAGAGGATTGAAGTTCTGGTCAAGCAAAGTAAGTCCTTTTTCGCAGAGATTAGCTGCAATAAGAGTAGCAGTAGTAGTACCGTCGCCACCATGCGCTTGAGCGTTGTTGGCTACTTCTTGAATCAGTCGAATACCCATCATCTCGTATGGATCATCGGATTCAATGTCGTTAGCAATCGTGACTCCATCGTTGATTGTCAATGGAGAACCGTATGGGCGTTCAAGCATGACGTATCGTGCAGACGGTCCGAGCGTCGGTGCGACTGCATCAGCCACCAGACGAATACCGTTCATTAGCTTCTGTCGTGCTTCTTTGCCCTTAATTGCCTTCTTCGTCAAGTTCTAACAC